CGAATGTAATTTATTATTCCTTTTATTTGATTGATAAGTTCACATTCACTACTATTGTACATGCAAACGCCAGTTTGTTATTCGGTGTCTCTTTTTTAGGTCAATGACCTGGTTTTTAGCCCTCTGCGAAACCCATCGAGCCGAGCCATCTAAAAGGCTCACTCTTTAACCAATCGAGCAAAGAGTATAAATGTTAGTGATTGTAGGGAAACCACCCTTTGATACCCGAATCAAATAGAAAGGCGCAAATACAGTGTAACGACTGTAATAAAATGGGAGTAGTTAACCCGCATCGATGAGTTTGTACATCGATGTAAGCGAGAAAGCCGTGTTAGTGAGTTATCACGCGGTGAGAAGTAAAAACGTATACAGATTATATCTGTACTGATGAGAGATTAAAACAGTGTGTTTTGCATCTCGAAACGTTAACTTATATTCACATTCACATCAAACTAAATAACCATGTTAGCCACCCGATTATTATCAAACAAAGTTATTTATAACCATGGGCAACAGTCCAATTTTCAACTAAACACCAAACGCCCCGTATTAGACACTATAGGGCGTTTAATCGGGTTTAGGGTGAAAGGTATCAGCAAACACAGCAGCGCCGTTTACAGCGTATCTACTATATGTGATTTGCTTGATATGGGCAGCGTTACGTTGCCAAATGGTTTAAGCCTCGAAATAGTTAACTAATCCTAAAATATTTTAGACAATGATAACAGATACCCCGCCATGCTCGCTAAGTCAGGGACTTATTGAAGCATACGAAACCCACGGTTATACCGACCGCGTTTTGACCTCGAAAGAGTTTGCAGCCATGTTAATAGATCATGACTACCTATCCACCGAAACCACCGACGAGGCATTAAACGAATGCCCCAATAAATCACTATTTGAACTATTAGCCTTTTTAGGATATTAAAATTTTATTCACAATCACCATAACCAACCAACAACATGAAAAAGTTACTATTATTAGCCTCCTTACTTATTATTTTAGCCTCTAAAAGCCACGCACAACAGCGCGTAACAGTCGACAAAGCCGGGAATTATACAGCAGTCAAACGCGACACCGCCCAGACCGCAGCCAAGCCCACAGGACACACGATCACCGCCACCGATGGTATAGTATACCCAGTATACGAAAGCGCACGCGGTAAGCTGTATTATAACCGAATCAGCAAAGCCGGGCACGCTTACAAATGCTACATTAAAACAAACTGATTAAGGCGTTAAAACCGTGCGTTGTATCCCTGCTTATTAGGGGTACAGGTTCAGTAAATCAAAAACTTAAAATCATGAACACTAAAGAAATTAACCCAAAATTTGAATTGTCAAAAGACGGCGAAATAAAATTCACAGGCAGCGAAAACGATTGTTATATTAAACTACAACGGCTACAATCTCAATCATCTGACTGGGCGATGAAAAATGAGGGCTGGGCGATCAATCCCGTAACAGAGCCAAAAATATACACCCGCAAGCAATTACTAAACAAAGAATGCACACACCGCCAATATTACGCCCAATTCGTTAACGAGGGCTTAAAAAACCTTGTTAATAGGTGGTTTTCTACAGAAGAATTGACAAAAGCCATAAAGGAAGACGAGCATTTAAATAGTATTCCCTTACATAGATGGGATGCATGTAGCGACAGTGTTAAAAATAGCGGTTTTGGATTATCCGCTCAACTTAAAGAGCGCGGCGACGGGCTATCGTTGGCCGGGCTTGTATGTATCTGCAAAGAGGCGGCCAGACAAATTATTGAATCTTCAAAGCCTTAATATCATGAGAAAATCAGACGAGTTACTAATAGTAAGGGATATAAATTTATCTTTTAACGACCGCTTAAAAGCGGCAGGGATTGAAACCATACGAGAACAAGGCAAAAAAATAAAGCTAAAGTTTAATGATATTATTATACCGCGCCCAATTGTTAACGACATTGAGCGGATATGTTATGAATCATTTGAAGTACATATTTAACAACCGTGGCAGCGGTATACAAACTGTTAGGCTGCCAGCGTCCCGGCTTATTTAGTCGGGGGTCAGTAAATCAAAAATCATCATGGAAACTTTAACTCAAAAACTTAACGCCCTAAGCTTTGAAGCACTGGGTATTATTAAAAACCACCTGTCAAAAAATAACGGCATAGTCATATATGCAAGCACCGAAACAGCGTATAATAAGGCAGACGAATGCCTAACCGATGACTTTTTAACCAACTCATTTAACACGCTATTAGATACCCAATATAGCGAAAACGAAGATCTGTACTTTCTAAAATTACAGCTACTTGAAGACGGGCACACGGTTAACATAACAATGATAGACGAACAAGGAGAAGACCACCTTTTTGAGTTAGGGCAATCATTTACAGACGCGCAAATTATTGAATTTGCGGATTTTGTTAACACTTTATAAGTGGTCGTCTTTTACCGCGTATCATTCAATAATTGCGAATCCTTTATTGTACCCGCCACCGATACACAACAGGCAAAAAATATAGCTATTGCCTATGCCCTATCCTTTTTAGAAGCAAGGAAACAGCCATCTACCTACAGTAAACAAAGAATTAATTTAACTAATTGTAAAGAACATGGAAAACCCAACGAATAAAATAGTAATTGTAATACGGGGCGGAATGCCGTCTGTTTACATATCGTCTGATCTTTCAGTTTCATTAAGCATAAACATACTTGATTATGATTTGCAAAATGAAGAATACCCCTTTAGTCTTGAAGAAGCAGAAGCGGAAAGCTTTATTAATTCTGACATGCTTTTACCTGTTAGCTTTTGAAGAAATTAACTAATCTATTCACCATACCAACAACTAAACACCATGATCATTTTAACCAAGTACACCGTAAACGGCACCCAGTTTCAAACCGCTAATTTCTTACATGCAGCAGCCAGAGCCAAAACAACAGCCACCCGCAAAGCGCCCGGGATCATAATGGCCAATAACCAGGTTGTTGCCAAGGTGCGGAAAAATGGGCTGATAGTTGCCGGCTGATTATCAAAACCTTACATAGGTCGGTGTTTTGGAAACGTCGACCTCTTTAGTTAACTTCATAAACCAAATCCAATTATAAATGAAAACCACCCAAAACATTGCCATACTTGTGGCTATCGCAATTCTTTTAGCCGTCTCCAGTGGGCAAGCTCAAACATTCAAAGGAAAATATATTGCCACAGAGACCCGAAAATTAAGCTCTGGAGACATGCAGCACGTGCCATTAAGATCACCATTGACGGGGATAATCAATTTGGAGCAATCAGCCCTTACAGTTGATGGAACAAAATATATTATTCTGAAACATGGGGGCCGCGAAATGGAAGACGAACTTTGGTCTACCATTTCAATTTTCATTGTGGAGGCATCGAATAAAAAAGTTATCGAAGCCATACTCCTTTATAAACCCGATAAAAAAACTCTTTCAGAGGTTATATTCAAAGGCGAAGCCGGGAGGCAGTATTCCTATATTATTTGTGATTAGTCCTTTGGGGGACTTTAAACCACGTTAGGCCCAAAGCGGTTTCCCGGCTTATTGCTTGGAAACGTCAGTAAATCAAAAAATATCACAATGAAAAATCCTTTAATAATTTACGTGCAGCATTGTAGCCAAGTCACTGAAGCGACCCTGACTAAGCTAAGCTTTGACCCAGGCGAATGCATGGACATTGTAAACGCTATGTCCCGAGAAGAGACTATTGAGTTTTTAGTCTGGAATGATCCTAATGGTGTATTTTCAGATACAGCAGCAATGGGTGAAGGGTTAGACCCTCTTAAATCCTGTGAAGCTAAAGTATATGCTATGAAGATTCTTTGGGAAGCTTCGCTATAATAAACCTATATTCACATTCACAACCCATCAAACCATGCTTACTGTAAACAGCCTGTCAGGGGGCAAAACATCGTCCTATTTAGAAGCTCATTACCCTGCCGATGTGTCGCTATTTGCGCTTGTATGCCTCGATAATCATAACGCAAACGCCGGGAGCAAGACTTTTAAAATTGATAAGCATGTACGGCAGTTGGTAAATGATAAGCTGCAGAAATATTGCAGCCATATGCCCGAATTTATGGCCACGGCGGAAGATCCTCTGATTATTAAAACAATGTTCGACTTAGAGCAACACACAAGCCGGGAAATTGTCTGGCTAAGAGGGGAAAGTTTTGAGTCTTTGGTAGAAGATAAAGGAACGCTACCCAATAAACATCATCGTTGGTGTACTACAAGATTCAAGATCACGCCAATATTTGAACATTTATTCATGTACCATACATTGCCCTGCAAAATGCGGATAGGATACCGAGCAGATGAAGCCGAGCGTGTTAATAGCTTTAAGGACACATTCAAATACCAGACGCACGCAGAATTGTATTATACCAAGTGCGGGGAAACGGCACCCGCTAACTTCAAAACTAAAAATCTTGCTTGGATTCAAAAAGATGGAAAGCCCAGTAAAGATTATTTTCGCGGAATAAGTCACCCACACCAACACAGATGGGCAGAAATATCCTTTCGTATTGGTGAATTCCCTTTAATAGAAGATGGAATTGACCAAAGCGATGTACAGAGGTACTGGAAAGATAAAAACGTTCAGTTCCCAGTCGACAGCAATTGCCAATTTTGTTTTTGGAAACATCCACAGCAGCTAAGGCAAAACTTTGACACCCATCCGGGTATAATGAATTCAGCTGTCTATATTGAATATATGAAGGATGATAAATCTACATTTCACCATCAATTTTCAATGCAGGATATCAGGGACAAAGTTTGGTTACAAGGAGATTTATTTCAAATGCGCGGCGGCAGTTGCCAAGGCGGCTATTGTACAGATTAATATTTTAAACATGAAAACAGCAGAAATAACAAAATTAAAAACAAGGACTATTGGCTATCTTGATTTATGGAAAGCCAAAGGCGGTAAAACAGGTGGATTATTTTGCCCTCACTGTAACAAACCCAATGAAACAACAATACCAACTAAAAAAGATGTTTCATCAAAAGGCTATTGGGATAGCCTAACCACATGCTACGAATGTGGTGGATTATTTATGTCTTACCGATACGTAGGCGGTGAAATTAAAGTATTCAAGCCTGAATAATGGAAATAATAAGATCAATAATAGCAGCGGGATCACAAGGTGTTTGCCTGCTAATTATCTTAATTATTCTTTTTAAAAACCGTAAGGACATATTCAGATGAGTAAATCAAAAAAAAGCGACATCCCGCCAGAGTTCCTCAATTCCTTCACAATGGAACATGAATACAGCCCGGTACAACTTCGCCCAGACGAAGAGCCTGTAAAGCTTATTAGGTGCTCAAATGGATACTGGGTAATGTTAGAGTATGGCGAGTATTTAAAAGATGAGAAACGCCGGCTTATTGTCATCCCAGAAAAGGAGGCTAAATTAGGCCGGGCGCGTTACCTGCTAAACTTCAGTGAACAGATAGCAAATCAAAAAGGCGAAATGTATGAAAAAGCTATTCAAGAAGAGGTTACCCGACTAAAAAAACTAGTTGACATCCGCGCTGAAAAAGATCTTTCAAAAATGAGGGAGATATTTGTATTGGCAGGAAAGATTAAACCGGAGGGATTAGAAGCTCTTTTAATTAGCGCCGTTGAAAACGCAACTGGTAACGATCCGTTTCAAATCAACAACCAAAACAGAGTACAGCACGAGACAAAGAAAAAACTGGCTTTAGAACTTGCTACCGACGACCTTATGCAAGCTTATGAATGCATGCAATCGCTTCATAAGGCAGGCGAATACGCTACGCTATATAACCATTTCTTTCAAGATGGACTGCCTCAATTAGCATCCTTTGACCACCACAACCCAAAGCACCAAGCGGCACTGATCAAAAACTTCTCCAAGGATAAAATAATGGCTACCATAGATAACATTCAATCGAAAGATCATCTATACATGGTAGCTAAGTTTAAGGTCGACAAACAGCAAGCATGATAGCCATTACAAAAAAACAAGCAGAGCAATTTAACCGTATGCGGGCAGCCCTCATTCAAATTGCAAAAGAATACCAAACACCAGTACAGCTTAAACGTAATTCAGGAAAACAATATGGGCTGGACTATGAAGAGGTTCTGGAAATGTCATATGAAAATATTCAGGATGAAGCAAAACTTGCAAGCAAAGGAGTAAAAGCACTTAAAACTGATTAGGGCGTGGAAACCGTGCGGCTCTCTTTATAGAGAGCGTTCAGTAAAATAACAATCATCATGTCAACCCAAATCGAAACTATTGCAAAAGAATTCGGCAAAAACCTTGTAGAATGCCTCGACGATCACGAAATGCAATCCATCATCCAACTAAACACCACCACCGACTATTCGGATTGCTGCGCTACTCATAACTACTGCGATGCTAATATGCCAATGGACGAAGCATTTACTAAAGTGGTAGGACGTGAAATAGATCTTCAATCACAAGAGGATATCTTGATTTGGAATATGGCTTGGAAACATGCCCGAGATAACGATTTTTTCTATTTTGAACAACTATAAAAATTATGGCAAGAATATCACAGAAAGAACGCGAAGTTCTTTTATCCCTATTAGGTCAGTTTGAACTACCCAGAAGAGGCCCACACAAAAGATTGATGCTATCCTATGTACAAGCTTTTGAAACGCTTAAAACTAAGCAAATCATATCCATTGACTACGATGGAAACATATCGTTCGATAAGGCGCAAATTGAAAAAATAATCACAAAACATGAACCAACCATTTCTACCGAATCCATCGAAGCCTGAAGAAATTTGGGCCCTTATAGGCTGTGAGGAAAGCCAGGCAATCACACTGGAACTTTTAGCAATGGGTGTTAATGTCTATTCATGTGATTACAAACCCTGTTCCGGTGGGCGTCCAGACAGACACATCCAGGGCGATGTGCTGGAAGCCATTGCAAGCCGCCAGTGGCACTATGCTGTATTCCACCCTACTTGTACCCGGCTAACAAATGCGGGCGTTCTGAGGCTTTATTATGAGGGTAAAAAGATAAATGGCATAGATCCTGTAAAATGGGCAGAAATGGTTGCCGCGGCAGAGTTCTTTAACAAATGCCTCAATGCCAATATCCCGCACATTAGAGTAGAAAATCCAATACCCCACGGCTACGCCATGAAAATCATTGGACAGAAGTACGCACAGATTATCCAACCCTATAACTTCAACGAAGATGCAAGCAAAGCAACATGCCTTTGGACTAAGAACCTGCCTATCATTCAACCTACCAGCTATTTCCCACCAAGATATATTGATGGGAAACCTCGATGGGATAATCAAACAGATGGAGGGCAAAATAAATTGCCGCCAGATAAAAAAGGGCAGGAAGGGCGCCGCGCAGAACTGCGATCAAAGACATACCCAGGAATAGCGCAAGCTATAGCGAAACAAGATATTTATCACATACTTAATCCACAACAAATAAAACTTTTCTAATAGAAACTAAAGTCGGAGACCGGTCACTATAATTATGTTTTATATCCACAGCACCAGCATAAACCTGACTGTACTGATACAAAACATAATTTTTATCTGAATAACATTATCCTGTAAGCTAAGGCAATTATCAACTCTTAACTAAAATATTTTATGAATTATCAATGGGTAGATGGCTTTGAATTAACTGTACTTTCATTTGGAGCTGGGCAGGACAGCACCTATATCCTTTACAAAATAATTCGCGATCCGTCATATAGAGCGCAATTTGTGAAGGGCAGGCTTATCGTTTTAATGAGCGATACTGGAAACGAACACCGACACACCTATGAGCACATTGTCTTCATCCGCCAGCTATGCATTGATAATAACATAGAATTTTACTTCATCACCGCCGATATGGGCTACCATCCTAACACATGGCCAAGCCTGGAATACCAGATGATCAAAAATAATTCGATCATGTCTATGATGATGCCGCGCTCATGTACGGATAACCTAAAGATAAAGCCATTCTATAATTTCCTGAATGTTTGGCTTGCTATTAACTTATTCGGAGAGGAAGCACCAAGCAGCACCAGAAACCGCAAGTACATATCTAAGTATCATTCAATGTATGGAAAGATCAATGTTATAATAGGCATTGCTGCGGGCGAAGAAGGGCGTGTTAAGGTTACTAAAAAGCAAAAGAAAGCTGCCCAAATGGATTTATTTATAAAACCCAAAAAGGCGGGAAACGTCTGGATGTCAAAATCAATCAATCGGTTTTATCCGATGATTGAAGAGGGAGTGGATAGGCAAGGTGCACAAGACTATATCAATATAACACCATGGCCAATGCCATTTCCTTCAAACTGCCGCTTCTGTCCTTTCTTATCCAAGCAGGAAATATTATGGATGTATCGCTTTGAACCGGATGACTTTGCCCTTTGGGTTATGTACGAGCAAAATAAGCTTAACAGGAATCCTGGTCACCCACGCAACCTCGGAGTCAAAGGTGAAAAACTCCTGCAAGAAATACTGGCGGAAGCAATAGCCGAATTTGGCCACTGGTCAGATGATGAGCTTAATGAATACAAAATGTCACATGGTCACTGTGTTAAATCTCAATATTAAAACTGTATGGAAATTATCGCTAATCAAATCTACGTGAGTCGAATGGACAACATGGCTCCGTTAGTCATACTTGCTGTTATTGGTAAGTATATTATGTTTAAGCCGCATAAATCACGGCAGCATCCACAAGTATATACCAAGGCGTTTTTTAAACAAGCCTTTATTAAAGACTGCAAATACAAACTAAAACATTTTAGACATGGAACAACCCATTGAAAACAAAGGCTGGAAACAATTATCAATCGGCACATACAGCGGTGCCTTAACTGGACCATATATTGAAATAAACCAGGGAGCCAATAGTATATTCCTATCGCCAGAAGGACTAAAAAATCTCGTGGAATCCAGCACTGAAATTTTAACTTATTTCAAAATAGAATAATCCCATGGAAGACAATCTTAAACCCCTCTACTTTAAAGTAGGAGATCAAGTAGTTACTAATCGATTTGAAACAACACCGCCATTAACGTTCCTTTCCAGAATGAATGAATATGTGGGGAAAACAGGGCCAATTCAAGAAATATTTGAGAACTGTATATTAGTACATGGCTTTTATTGGCCATGGAGTGCTATTGAGCATCCAAATTCACTCCTGCAAGACGACGATTCATTTAATACCGCTGTCGCCCAAGAAATAAAAGAGCGAGAAGCATTTTTGAATTATCATGCCGACTGGATAAAATCACAGAGAGATGGTGAATTGATATATAATGAGGCTATTAATAAACTGGAAATTGATAAAAAAATAGCTCATGAAATCAAATCATCAAAGATTAAAACCCATAACGACTTTGTAGCCGCTAAGAATAAACTTATGGTTGTAATGTACGACCATTTTGAAAATCAAATTGACACGGCCAAAGTAGAACGCATGGTAGAAAAGTATAAAGCTAATCCCTGTGCTTCTCCAGAAGTTTGGATTGCTCTGGAACCTATGAATGAGGCCGAAAAACAAGCTTTCCTTAATGCCATTGCTACCCTGCCAGAATCAAAGTATACCTGGCTAAAGCTTACACAAGAGGAACTTTCTGATTTAGTCCACGCACTCGACTATACCCGCGATAACTATACTGGGGTATGGGGTGAAAATAAAAGGAAACGTCACTTCGAACTTCAAGCCATGATCAATAAATATATTTCACCATGAACGAACCCCTTATCCAACTAAACGCCATCCTGGTAGAGAAAGGTTTAAATATCTGCTTCTCTGCACAAGATAATCATGGATTCATTACAGTTTACATGATCAAAAATGGTATAACCACAACCCTTAAATCAAATGCTACTCCACCTCAAGTTACTATGATGTGTGAAGTAGCTATTAAAATCTTAAGTTAAAATAACATGGATATATTCGAACAAATCGCTAACGATCCCGGAGAAATGATACATAATTTCGATGAATCACATCGCAATGTTTTTATTTGCACCGGTTACCAAATGCGGCACGCCAAAGCAAAAGGTTTTGAAAGATACGTAGGGCGCTTAGAACAAGTCAGGCTTGAACATGGACAGTTCGGTAGCGACCTAGTATTTATCCTCCATCATGACGGTGTTACATGGACTCATGAAAATCAATCCTTCTATCTTGTTAAAAAAAAATACATTCCAGAATTAAGCGAAATGTACAAGGATTTTGACGTAGTGCCCGACACAGAAGCATGGACAAGTAAAGGTGAAAATCCGGAATATGGTTTTATTATCCCTTCTAAAATTCCGGAAGGAGAAACTACTCCACTGCGAGAAGTCAAATCAGACATATACAAAACACTCGACGATATTTTTGGATCTTAAGTTAGGTTTGCTGAATGGTCAGTTTAATACTGGTCATACCACCGGGAAGTGATTAGCCCGGTGGTTATTTTTTATCACCTTTTACGCTAAGTTTATATTCACATTCACAGCCAATGACAACAAAAGAAGTAACAAGTTTTGAATTCTCAACCCAAGAGGTTCAGGCAATACTGCTTAAGCACCTGGTCAATAACGAAAAGATAAATCTTCAGGCCATGGACACGTCGCAGATATTCTTTAACTCTGACAGTATTTGCCTCACAGTTACAAAAAAACGAAAGAAACCATTTAAGCTATAAACCATGAGCGACACAACCAAATGCTTCAACTGCGGAACACCAACCGCTATGCCCCAGAAAGTAAAACTGGACGGCAGCGAGATATTATTTTGCCTCGCCTGCTTCGCCTGCGCGAAAAGTGCAGCGCCACGACACATATCACTTTTACAAGAGGACAAACAATACCTCCAGCTACGAGACCACCGGAACCGACAATTAAACGTCGTAATGGAAGGGGGCTTTCCCGCACCTACGAAGCACCTGGACGCATCACTTGAACTATACGAACGCAAAATGGGAACAGATTACTGCGCTGTTCTTTATCATAATCATTTACATAGATAACCACCATGACAACTATCCAACGCGAAGCCGCAGAACTCTGGAAAACAGCAACCACCTTTGAGAAGATAACACTCATTGCCTGCGCAGTATCAGTTATTGTTTTAACTATTTACGATTTTTTTATTTAACCCAAATCACTATAGTTATGAATTTGCAAAAAGAAAAAAGGCTTTTTGATCTACAGTACTTCGATCAAAAAGTTTGGATGTTTAGCCATATCCCCCCGCACGCCAAAGAAGAGTTGCGACCAGTTGCACGAGATTTTGCAGGAGAATCAATTGGATACCTGCTTCTTAAATCAATAAATGATTTAACCGATGAAGAGGCTATGAAATTGGCACTCGTTTTAGAGCCGGAAGTTTTTACAATGGATGATGTTATTACCGTTCAAAGGTTTCCAGATTTTATTTTTATGATGTGCAATCAAGGCCAGGTCCAAATTAACTTCAATGGCCCAGAAGGTTTATTTTCGAACGATGATAATTATCTTTTCCATACAGATTTAATATATCAGTGCTATTCAATGCTGAAGCTTTGGGGTTATTTATTACCCTTCACCTACATAGATGAAACCGGCAAGCCTGTAACATTGTCCCCGGAAGAAATAATTGCTCTTAAATGGGCTCAATACGCTACAGCATGAATCTAAGCGACATCAACGAGCGCCTGGATAAATTTAAGAACTTCCTTTCATGGCACCTACACGCAAAAGTTAATAACGCATTCGGCGGCAATATGAGAGCCGGGACATTTGATCAATGGCTATATTCAAAACACATCGACCACCTGCTTACGCCAGATGCCGAAATAATCCCGCAAATAACCAATCCTTTAGGCAAGTACTGGAATCAAGCCGATCAACGCCGCATTTATATTGACAGAGAAAATGCCTATATGGAAGAATCTGAATTTAATAAACTATGCAATTATTCACATTCACAACCATCCGGCGTTTATATTGGAAAGTGCTGGAAAGGTAAAGATATCAACGGTTGGTATTTAGCCTGGTACGGCCCGCATCCTAACCCCGACTTTGTTTCAAATAACTATCGAACCATCCACATTCTGCCGGCAAGAAACTACCGTTATGAAATGGATGAGAAACGCACATTAACTATTTTATCATGAAAATCGAATCTTCAAATAAATCTCAAATGTAATGGCATTCAGTATTTTTACTCTATTTACAAATCGAAAAAAACGGGCCAAAAAACCGTCTATATTCAGTATAAGAATGCCGAAAGAATTTTGGCCTCAATTGATCTGCAGGTATACTATTAACGGAATTACACACTATACATACAGAAATCCCGCAACCAACTTTATTTACCAACATCAGTTTGATGATGAACAACAGCTATATATACGAACAGTTTATTTATAACCCCATTTAAATATGAAAATTGATCTTGAAAAAATAATGATTGCCCACAGCCCACTAACAGGCAATATTTATGCAGGCAGCATATCCAAACCAGGAGTTTGGAAAAACAAAGTAGATGTCACAGACAAGGTATACGCTGCAGTTATTGAAGCAAACCTTAACCAGGTTCATAATATGAGCTTTGGCGATAGAACCTTTGAATTGACTGTAAAAGAAATGCCTCTGATCATTCCTCCTGCCTACTACAACTGCGCAGCGTGCGAAATGGACTACAATGCCTCTGACCTATCCAAAAATTTAGAATGTCCCGTTTGTCATATAGTTTGCGACTGCGTTTTGCTTGATGAATTGGCTACTGCAACTTTCGAAGGCTTGAATCAAGAAAATGAAAAAGCAGTCGAAGCCATAGAGATCACTTCTGAAAACCTGAAAGCCCTTGGCTTTACTGAACACCCCTACGAGGGGCTGGCGTGGCTGGAAATTGAAAAGCCGCACCCATCCGTCCTGCTATTCACTGGCGATAAAAACGGATATCTGGAAGTAGTTCTGGAAATAGCGGACATCGAAATCAAACGCATGCGGTATCTTCATGAAGTAAAAAAGGCAATCAAATTCTTTAAGCCATGAGAATAGCGGCTTACCTTAATGTACACGGTGTAAACACAAGTGTAATCCAAATACACGGAAATCTTAAAAAGGGAATTAGACTAAGGTCCTTCCTGTTTAAAGACTCAATGAAAATATCCTGTTACTTTCAAGTATATGGGGTTAAGCTTAGCTACTGGTTTTCAGGAAACATGGAAACCTTTGAACGCTATATGGAGACATATGATCCGGCCTGGCATAGCGATTATACAGTACTGGGCACCGAAATAAAACGAACATTGATCATGGTGCCACCGAAAGAGCGATGGCACGAGATTAATGGATTGCAACGCATGTTGGGCCTTACAAGTAGGTTTATGAATATTGGCAGTGTTAAAAGTAATCCGTTTTACTGGACTGAATTTGCCCATCCAACCGATATCAATCCCCTACCAATAGGGCCACTTCCTGAAAATCCTTGGTTTGAAAAACAGATGGCAGAGTTTAACACCTTGTATGGCTCATTAACTTCAAGAATTGGAATCCCAAAAGATAAAACTGGAGAACCTATTGGAAATACAAAAAGTAGACTATATAGGTTTTTCATTCCTGCATCCCCCGATATCGTCGACACATGGGGCTTTAGAAATCCCTACGCAGGGCTGAATTTACCGCCGCCAAGATTTCCCAATATAGCAGAATCAGAAAATGCTTATGGCCCGTATCGCAATTACTTCAAATTCTCAAACAAAAAATACCGAATCCCGCGCAAACTCAAAAAACGCCTAAAGAAAAACCCTAAAGTAATCCCAGAATTTAACAGCAAAGCACTATGGGAAAGATAAAGCATTCTATTGGATATGATCCAGTAAGCAATAAACCAGGTGTAGCATCTGTGTTTACATTTCAACTTCCAGAAACGCCCGCAGATAAAATGATAGTCATTTATGCTGGCCGGACAGAAACGGATTCATTTTATGACGAAGTTTTAAAAATGGCTGAATATTTCGGGGTGGCTATCACAGAAGAAAAGAAACCAAACCCAAAATGGATCGCCGCCATGAAACGTCCATTCTGGAGAACACTTCGCCGGCACTCCCTTCGCAAAATAAAATCACGCCGCAAAAGGCTTATATATCTTATCTGCTACTTTGTTAAAATAAAACCATGAAAGAAGAACTTGAATGGAAATCGTTAAATCCAGAAAATAGAAAATTTACATTAGACACGAACAAGGATGCCCACGGCTGGATACAGTTCAAAGGAGGAAGTCTTTGTATGGATGTACATTGCACATGCGGTCACCATAGCCATATTGATGGAAACTTTATCTATTTCCTACGATGCCCTGCCTGTGGATCTATTTATGAACTAAATGGGCACATCCAACTTATTGAGCGACCAGACCTTATACTTAATGAAGATATCAACATTCACGATCCACAAAATTAATCACCACCACGATGCAAACACCAAAAGAAATACTGAGCCAATGGGATGGAATGCCATTCTCAAAAGACACAGACTGGTTTTCTGAAAAAGCAGTATTAAGAGCTATGGAAGAATATGCCCAGCAGTTCAAAGACAATATTTCAGATATGGAAACCAAACATTCTGAAGATCTAGCTAACTACAATAGTTACGCAGCTAGTGAAATAGAATCACGCTGGGAAGAGAATCGTGATAGGCTAATTGCTAAATACGAAAGCGACATCAAACTGTTTAAACTCATAGATGAGAAACACCTGGCAGTTCATATTTGGAATGGAGTTATTGACGATCTAAAAAAGATTGAATTGTGAGAACAATAATCAGGCAGCTATACGTATCTGTCGAAAGCAAAAATATTCTTAAAGAGATATGGCGGGCATTCCTGCCATTTCTTGTTTTTATAGGATTTGTTGGAGCCGTTGTTATTACCTTTATCTTAATTGCAAATTAAAAACGCCATATGGAAAAGTCAGCAGATCATAAATCTTTTACCGTTAAATTCCTTCACATAACCGGGAAAGCTCAGGTTTATAAAGCAGGAAATATCTGGATGGCCTTTATTCAGTTCCCAGCCTGCTATTTAATGCCCGGAGCAAATAATTATGCCATTCCCAATATCTTTGGTCGTACTGTAGATGAAGTTGCTGAAATAGCCTATATGCAGTTCAAAGAGTTTTATGCAGTTCTGGATAAACCTCTAAGGCTAATCGGTAAACACAACTTCTTTGTCACCAGGAAACGATTTCATACATCAATATCAAAAAAACTGGAACACTTTACTGGTAGCTTTACCTTCACTGGGCACTACTTCTGCATCTCCGAAAATGTAGATGGAACCAAATTCTTTAAAACTATTTTCGGCGACAGGAATCAGCTTAATACCTTGGCAGCACTTATGGTTATTAATTGGAATGAATTTGTCCTTCCAGTTCAACAATTAGGTTTCAATAAAAAGTTCCTTGGAAACTTAATGATCCGCCATGATAAAGTAAAAGCCCACCATCTCCGTTACCATTACGACAAAGAAGTTTTCGATGAAGTAGCTAAACATCCAGATAAAATCACAAAGCACGTATCCCTTCAAAGAGAAGAATTCTTTAGTGCTATGGTTATTCATAAAATGAAACCTCCAACGGATTAATATTATTTACTTCTTTTTTAGTATCGCATATGTTCACATTCACAAAAACACTATCTTTGTTTCCCATGAAAGAAGATATTAACGAAACCACCGCAGAATCAACAAAAAGCCGAGTTGAACCATATAGTTTAGCCGAGTTTGCCACGCTAAAAGATGTGCCCGAAGAAGCTGTACTGCATGCAGTACAACAAAATAAACTTCGCACTGTGCAGAAAAAATTGCCCGAAATATTCATACCGCCATACGAGGCCAAAGAATACAACTTCGAAATGATATCCGTCTATGACTACGCGGCCCGCAAAAACGTTAGCGCCAGATCTGTTTATAATAAAATCAGCAATAAGTCAATAAGCTACACCCTTAAACCTGGTTCATCCGCCGAAGAAAAGGTTTATCAAATTGACTGGACAGCCTTTGGTGATGTTCATTTCAGGGCTGTCAAATACAAGTATCGTGGCAAAGACAAAATTATTGACAATAAGCACTAAAACCATGATGACAGATAAAGAATTGCGCAAAGAGCGCCACGAAGCATACCTGCTTATTTTATTCATTGGAATAGCCGCTTTCTTCATGTTGAGTGGGCTTGTTTATTGGGTTGAAAAACTTAATTCGTGGGGGATAAAGCAAAATAAAAGGTCAATAATTGTAAATGGAATGGGTGTGCCATTTACAGATACGGCAGTTTGGATTGTCGTAAAAACAGATAAGGACACATCGTTTATTTACATTAATGATAATCTTAAATTAAAGCATTGGAAATGAAAATAGAAGAAGTAAAACAATGGAATTGCGGCAATGGGCTTGCAGTTGCCGTTAATCCGTATATATACACCGAGAAAGATTTTTATATAAGAAAATCAGAGGGGGAAAGCTGGGGCGACTTTTATAGTAAAAAAAGTATTGAATTTAATAAGTGGGCATCCGATCCCGCCAACCAACCAGTAACAGACCTTTCGGGTGTTTATAATTCCGATCAGGTTAAAGAGGTATGGGAATACAGAGGAGTACTAAGTGACGACTGGGCACAAGATCGACCAACTGTTTATGCATTGTTTCCTTCGTTTGATGCATATTCAATATATGCTAAATCCCTTTGTGCAGAATGCGAAACCCGCAGGCGTTTAGTACTTGCTGAACCAAAAATATATCACAGTATTCATGCTGATGGAGAAAAATGCGTTATCTGTAAAAGAGATGCTGATAGAAAAATAGGTGAACAGATATTGAGCAATAACCCTAATAAGTTCACCCATGAATTGACTGCTTATGTTTGCAATGGATGCTTTGACTTAATCTTCAAAAGATACACTAATACACCGGCTGAGATAAAGATCATAGATGAAGCTGCCCTATGTAATACAGATAGCAGCGTTAAAGAGGATAAGCCAATTACTGATATTTCCAAGTTACAAGCCCAGTTTGATAATCAAATGAAGCACAAAGAAAGCATTAAGCAGTATTGGTTATCATGCTCTGAAAGTAAAAATAAATGGGTTGAAGCCATTAAAGAGTACTTCGATGGTGGACATAATGAAATTTCAACTTTTGAGGATTTTAAATATCAATTTGATTTAGATTGACCATGAGCCAACCAAATAACCCATGCCCAACATGTGGCGAGTACAATAATACAGTATGCAGTAACTCATATCATTTATGGGTTGAACCTGAAATTGAAATCGATTCGTTACATGTTGGGGAAATGGTAGGCGAAGCTGCAATCGATTCATTAATAATGGATGAATACGATACAGAGCGACCTTATACGAGTGGCTTTATCAGGGGCGCTAACTGGATGAAAGATAAACTATCAGAAGCCGGGGAAAGTAAATGGATTGATGTAAAAAATAATTTACCTGAAGTTGCCGGATTTTATTGGGTGAATAGAATTGTAGTTGATACACATACCGACGATCATGGCAATGCTCAATTTATAAATGAGCAAGAAAAGATATTTTATTTTAAAGAACGAAATGTAACCGGATGGGAAAAAGATTGGACTGCAAACCCATCTAATGTTACCCACTGGCAACCCCTACCATCAGCCCCCAACGAAACTAATGTGGCACCCCGTTTATACACCCATGCTGAATTGTTAGCATTCGGGGAAAAAGTAAAGGAGTTGGCAGCGGAACAAGGTACTATTATATATATAGAATCTGAAACAAAGGATGGTATAATTGATGCAGAAATTGACAAACAATCTATCTTATCAATTGACCTTAACGAATTAGCAAAATAAAGATGGCAACAAAACATACAAGCCCATGCTTAAAAAAGGCAGGCGATGACGAAACTATATTTGTGCTTAGAGCGCAAGACGTTACTTCGCCCATAATAGTTTTGGAGTGGATTAAAGCAAACTTTGAAACATGCCCGAATGATAAGCTAATGAAAGCGTTTGAATCGGCTTTATCTATGAAGGATTTTAAAGGCAGAAAATCAGCGGATTGACCTTAATAAAATTGAAATCAAATGAAAAAACTTAAAATTAGGATATAGTTTTATGATACCAAAGATAAAGGGGTGTCAATATCATACACTCAAAGCATGCCTGATGGTAGTCAATCTAATCATTTTTGGGATATAGACGGTTTTTTTAACTGGTTTTATCATGAATAACATTTAATGTAATCCCCCAACCACCTAAATAAACAATATGAAAAAGACAAAACGAGAAGGGATGTACGAATTGGTAAAATCTATCAATTGGAGAATTAAAAAGGTAAAGGGCAATATGAACACATTTAATAAAAAAGTTGATGCTGTTGGGATATCCTTAAATAATTTAACCACTACTTAAACAAACAAATGAAAGCCTACACGGAATTAGAATTAATCGGCATGATTGAGGTTGCCACCAGTAAGGAGGAATTGGCAAATGTGACTAATCATGTATTTCAAAACAAAGAAATATACCCGGGAATGTGGATTAAAATACAAACAATGTGCATGAAGAAATTAGTAACAATTTAAACCTAATAAGATGCCAAATGAAATACCTTTTAATCGCCATATTCACCGCAATACTATTTACATCTGCCTGGATAGTTTATCACAAAATAACAATACACAATACGGGTATTAAAACCACAGATACAAGATGACCGAAAAAAAGCCGCTTGAAATTCATTCCCCTATAGCTTTAATGCCATTCGGAAAAAATAAAGGAGAAATTATCTGGTCATTGGGCCTTTCAAGTTTGAGCTTTATGCTTTCCAGATGGAACTTATCCGAAAGAACCAGGCAAACATTTAAAGATGCTTCTGCTATGTTTATCCGAAATGGTGAATATGCTGTGCTTCGTAAATTTAATCGCGAACCGAATTTTATAAAGCTAATGGGCATATACAACACTAGAACATATGCCGAAAAGCAAACAAAATATAGTTCAGGGAACTATGACGATATTGTTTATCATATCGAAGTTCCAAAATCATAAATTAATAAAACCACTAAAATAAAATCATGGAAAACAAAGAAATTGAATCGCCTGCAGAAAACGAAGCCGCCGCAAATTCTAACATGCCAATACCAATTACTCCAGACCAGCTGGCCTCCTTCATGGACTCTCGGAAATTATCAATTGCCGGCAGGCAAACAATCAAAATCCTCGTTCGAAAAATATCTTTTCGCCCTGGACACAATGTTACAAGCGAAGAAAGCTACGATAAGGAATACATTGAGCAGCTTGCCGACTCCATTCAGGAATTAGGTTTAGAGCATCCTATTACCGTTGATCTTATGAAGGATGGAACGGCCTATGTTTTGTGGGGCCATGGACGCTTACTGGCTCACCGGCTGTTAATTGAACGTGGAGCCAAACGCAAAGGCAAAGGAAAGGACAGAAACAAAGAAAAAGGCTTCGAATATATCGAATGCTTCCTTGCGCCAAAAGATTACACCGAAATAGATCGTACAACAGCGATGATTTTGGAAAATGTTAAGCGCCATGTAAAGCCGATTGAACAAGCAGCCGGTCTTTTACGCTTAAAAGAATTTGGCTTGAGTAACGCCGCTATTTCAAAAATGCTACCAGGTATAAACGAAATGCAGATAGGCTTAATGCTTACCCTGGCTGGATTATCCAAGGAAGAGCAGGATTTGATAGCAGATGGCAAAATTAGCCCGACTGCGGCCGTTAAATTAGCCCGAAAGGAATCAGACCCAGCCAAGCGCGTAGAGATCATAGAAAAGGCAGCAGCAGGCGAAGACGGTAAACTCAAAGTGACCGAGGTAGATAACATTATCTCAGACCAGGAACAAGCCGACAATATCGCATCTATGATGATGGGTAATGCAGCCAATGGCGAAACAGGAGATCCTTTTGCTAACGACCGCTCTGACTATCTTAAAATAAATTCAGGAGATAGTAACGATCCAAGCATGAAAGGAAACTCTGGAAAAGCACACGAGTCTACTCAGGATCCTGCCATCAAATCAAAAGACCAGCCTAAACCCCTGGATGAAGACGATAAAGATGATCACGACATCGTAACCGGCAAAGCTACCGCCCGCGATATGATTGCTGAATCGGTTGAAATATGCAAGAAGCTTTCCTACGAAATTGAAAAGGATCTTAGCCCTAAAGGTATTACTCTTCTTTTTGATCTTGAAAAGAAATTACTTGATCTTAAAGCTATCTTAAAAAGTAAATGAATATTGTAACCATTCTTAAAAAGCCCATAACCGAAGAGATAATCGAAGCTATGGGCTTTACCGACTACGACGACGAGCACTGCACCTGGGGAAATAGAAGATTATTTTTCGGAGCCGGCAGTAAGATAAGTGGCGACCCATGGTATCAACTTCAAATTATTGACTACGAAGATTGGCCAGATGAACATGAACCAGAGTTTAATGATTGCTTTTATTATTCTGGTTGGTTTGAATTGATAAAGGATTTTCGCACAGATGGAAACTGGCGGCTTAATACAGTAAAGGACATATATAAAATCATTTATCTATATCACCGTGAGTGGCTGCCAGAATTCAAACAGATACTTTTAAAACTTAAATAATATTGCCATGCCAATTTTTCCTCTTGTTGACCCGGATTCAAATCTACCAGAAGGATACTTCCCAGACAACGCATTATACCATAGTAAAATTACAGGCGCCTCCGTGCCTATTAAAGTCAAAAGGGCTTTCACCACTTCATGTATGTATGGGAAACGGCATATAGTCATCGAAAGCGAAATGGGCAACCGGTATCTTCCGGAAGAATTAGAATTTTTAATCATTAAAACACCATGAGAGCAATTCATTTCCCACAATCAAACAAAACCTACGTCAAACCGCCCAGTATGACCGATGAAGAGTGCTATCCTGTATCAGTGTATGAACATAAAGATGCAGAAGGCAATATTGAGTTCATTAACACAGTCTGGCAGCCAAACAAAGAGGATATCGAAGCCATAAATGCCGGCAGGCCCGTAGTAATGAATATGCGGGCTGGCTTTCTGATACCCCATGCCCTTTATACCTGCGACGAGAACGGAAATATTAACGAGTAATCCAATGCAATATATACTCACAGAAAGCAACCATCTACTTGGATTAAAAGGGATGCTAATTGCAAGAGAAGAATATATTGCAGTTCCTTATTATGACCGAGCTCTGTTTCAAATTGCCCAGGAAGAATCCGAATATGCCTTTCAAGTTGTAGCCGACTATGGCAATAAAGAAGTAAAATATTTTATTCGGCACGCTATGGCTCTTGAAGAATGGATGGATGAAACGCACCTTGATCGATCCGTTGCTGAATGCTTTGCGCAGCTTAAAAAACATGGCAAATACATTATCAACTTACCATTAATCTCCTACACTTTTACTAAAACACCATGAAAACAACACTCATTATCACCGCAATTTTAGAAAATATACTGCTCGGGGTAATAGGCATGCAAGTTATCAATTGCCTGAATCCACCACACCTTACATTGCTTTTAATTGGATGGGATTTGTATATCATCATCAAAATGGGCAATACAAATATTAATAAATAAACCAAAAAAATCACACCATGCATTTTAAAGTAATTAAAGGAACACCGCTATTCGACACCCTTATGGGTGTACACGAAAAATTACAAGAATCACATAAAGCTATCAAAGCTCTTTGTAAAGAAGTAGGCGCTGATGGACATGCCGAAGCCAGCTACAGTTATCTAAAAGGCGATATAGCTGCATTCCATTTTGAGATGTGTCGCCCGCCATCGGACGTCTGGATGAAAAAACAAGGATGTTTCTTTATGCCAAAATCCGGCAAGAAGTTTATAGAAGAAACGGGGCATATACTGCAAAAAATAAAAGAAATCCCTAAAGTTAAAAAAGAACTCTTGATGGATGCTATACAGGCAAAGGAACAATGGTATAATGGACTGACACTATTTTCTCGCCCCGGATTTGCGGTCTATCCTGAATACATTCTTTTCTCTTTCCCAAGCGAAGTTAAATATGAGCCCGTTGAAGGAATGGTAGAAATACTGGGATCGGAATTTACTGCGCTATCTAAAAAAGAAGAAGCTCTTAAATATCAAGATTAACCGCAACATCATGAATAAACACCGTTTCTTTACAAGATGCATGGCCTGTTTTTTTGGTCATAAGTGCGATAAGGTACATATCCCGCGAAAACTCAAAAATAAGCTCAAATCTGTTCTTGTTCTCGTTGGTAAAAACCTACTCGGCCGGGAATATTACAGTGAAATATGCACCATTCAATCATCCATTAAGAAAATAACCCCTCTTCTTTCCAAACACAAATACCTTGTTAAATACATTAAACAAATAGATCTGCTAATTAAACATGCCTGGGACTACGACGGAAACGAACCTCGTATAGATGAAAAAGGGGATCTGGTTTGGCTCTGGGAGGATGACGGCGACTATGGCGGCACAAGCGGACATATGAAAACATGCTACACCAAAGAAGCTGCCGGTAAAACATGGGCCTATTCAGCACTTTCAGATGTTTTTGAAAGTATGTATTCAATGGAATTGCCTGCCTGCATTAAAAGCGATAACGATTTGCTTAAATACATCAAAACTTACCCACCTTACAGTATAAATTAAAAACATGAAAAAATCAATCTTAATTACCGTAGCAATAGTAGCTGTATCCATGCTTGCAAATGCCCAATTAACATTCAGTACCGCAGCCAGCGATGAATCAACCTATGTCCTGTCAACCTTCTTTTTTAAAAATAGCAGCTACAAGGTTCTGGATACCACCTATTCTATTAAAGACAGCCTCCCTATGCGAACAATACGCTCAAAATTTAAAGAGTCAGACAGAAACCGTTCGCCGGGTAAATGGATGATGACCACCGAAAATTGCACCTGGAGCGAAAGGAATCAGATGTTTATATTCTACTCTGCAAGTATTGAGCCATATGTGGAACCATTAACTTACACACCTAACTACATTAACGAAGATCGGTTTTATTTAAGTCAACCACATCCATTCTGGCAGAAAATTACACCCACTAAACCTAAAAATAAAAAATAACCATGAACAGCACCATCAAAATAGAAAAGTTCGGCGAGAGACTTATTTGTATTGGAGGAATAGGCCATATGTTCCATCAACATGGGTTTCCGTTGGGTATGTCAGCTAAAGAACTTCAAAAAAAGGGGATTGAACTTAGCTGGTTTCATGTAATCAAAGAACTTTATTTTCAATATACCGAAAATGACCGGCTCTATAATAAAATAAAGCATGAGATTGAGGACTCAAGCGTAGAGGGGATATCTGTTGACCTCAAAGAAATCGAACGATTTATATACGCAGATACTGAAACTCAAAGAGAAATGATATTTGATTTTCTTTTTAAAGGAGACGTTAAACTTCAAAAAGACTTCCTAATTTATAAATCATTATCTTAATGGAAGAAGATATCCGCAAACTTCCCAAAGCTCAGCTTGACCTTATAGATCATGATATTTATAAATGGCATTGTTGTGCAGAAGGATGTAAAGGATTTACCAGGATAAGAGATTATGGTGAATCGCCGTTTTATTATCATCGAAAAGGATGGTATGATCTTACTCATTATTGGTGGCTATGTAGTAAACATTGGCCAATGGATAAAAAGGGGATTCAGTTCCCTTTAAAAGAAGATTACTACGGAATATCTAATATTATCTTCGAAAAATCAGTAACCTTTTTAGGAACACAGTCGGAACAAACTTAACTTCACATTCACATGGACCTCCTGCAATTATTAATTCTAATCTTATGCTTCCTTATATATTTTGCAGGCATAAGCACACCAATTTTCCCATATCGTAAACCATGAAAATACTATCACTACTACAGCCCTGGGCAACACTTGTTGTTACCGGCGCTAAACTCGTTGAAACACGCAGCTGGCAAACCCCTTATCGCGGGCCTGTTTTTATTCATGCCTCCGGCGATCTTAACAAGAAATTCAAAGGGATGGATATTACGCCGGCACTAACATCCTTATGCCCCCATTTTAAAGATTTCATCAAGCCACAAACCCTCCAGTTCGGCAGAATAGTCGGCATGTGCGAAATTGTAACATGCGTTCGCACGGAGGATATCGCCCCCACACTTTCCGAACAGGAATTAGCTTTTGGTGACTATACCAAAGGTCGCTGGGCTTGGCAGCTTAGCAATCATGTATCCTTTGATCACGCCATTCCTATCAAAGGACAACTGGGTCTTATCAAATTCGTACTCGAAACCAGGTGCAAGATGTGTGATAGCGGGCACTTCCCTACTGATAAATTTCATGTAGTTTGGGTCGCAGGTAAAAAACAAGAAGTTATACGTTGCCAAAATATATTGTAATCATTTCACTACATATAACAAAATCATGAGTAAGATAGAATGGACCGGGCTAACTTGGAACCCTACAATAGGCTGCGACGAGTGTTCCCGAGGATGCCTTAACTGCTATGCCGCTGTAATGGCATATCGCTTAATGCATATACCAGGACAAAAAGAAACATACGCCGGCGTAGCGAAGAGACTACCCAATGGGCGACGAGTATTCACCGGACTTGTAAAAGAGCTTCCAGAGCGCCTAAAAGAACCACTGGCGAAGAAAAAGCCTACTGTATATTTCGTCGATAGCATGTCAGATCTTTTCCACAAGGATGTGAGCTTCAATTTCCAGTATAAAGTATTCGAAGTGATGCTCCTAACCCCACAGCATACATACCAGGTTCTTACAAAACGACCAGAAATTGCTCGCAAAAGAATTCAGGATATCTGGTTTCATTTAAAACGCAATTACCCAAATATTGAATTCCCACTTAAAAATGTGTGGGGAGGAACTTCGTGCGAAGATCAGAAAACATTAAATAGCCGCATGCCACACCATTTGGAAACCCCTTGGCACCTTCATTTTCTATCTTATGAACCAGCTATAGGACCAATTGATTTGCTAAAAATAGACAGCCAGGGCTTAGGCTACATGGATATTTTTGCTGAAAAAGAATTTGCCTATTTATCTTCCTTATTCCTACCCGGCAATCCTAACTTTAAATATCAGCTAAGCTGGGTAATATGTGGCGGGGAAAGCGGTACTGGTAAACTTATTCAACCAATGAAACCAGCCTGGGCCAGAAAGGTACGCGATGATTGCAAAAAAACCGGCACCGCATTCTTTTTTAAACAATGGGGCAACTGGTCGCCAACAGAAGACCATAAAGGAAACCGTATAATAGGAACCAGATACGGAAGATTCGACGGCGATACATTTCTACCTGGTAATTGGGTAGTTACTGCATTTCCAGCTGATACTGTTTATATGACCCATGTAGGAAAACACCGGTCTGGATCTTTACTTGATGGAGTTGAACATAAAGAAATGCCTATATGAGACTATTAACATTAGAAGAAATAGCTGAGATTGAAAAACAGCAAGGTGACATGCGCCAGATGACAAGAGAGCTTCTAAATGAAGTGTTTGTTTTCTACACGCCTGAGAGTAGAAATATGCTCTTATCAAGAGGGATTAATTGGGAGTCATTCAAAATATTTGGGAGCCTTCAGCTATATGATTTCAAATATAATTATCTCAGAGAAATATACCCTAAAGGCTTTGTAGTAGAGCATCCAATTCCATTCACATTACCAGGCCCCAGAATATCACTTACCTTAAAGCCACAAAGACTCCACAAAGTTGAAATAAGCTTTAATATATATCCCACCGGAATTGGATATGCCTTTGAATTGGAGATTGACTATATACGCGGACGTGATGATTTAGAGCATATATTTAAACAAGAAATTAAGCGATTTGAAACATCGATTATTACTCAATTATTAACTGAACGATTTGAATCGTTTGCAAACTCAAAAAGATAATGCCAGAATTTGAAGTTAGATTTTCAGGCCACTCCACAATAGTTGCGGATGACCTGGCCCATGCAGTAAAAGTATGGGATGCTATTAATGGTAATATTAAAGCCGCTCATGGAGTTTGGGTAGGGCCAGATAGATTTACAGAATGCAGCAGCGCCAATGCACCAGCAGATGTAATCGGTATTTGTGAATGCTGCGGATATCCCGTTTTTGAAGATGAGGAATACGGAGTAGGTGAAGATATTATAGCTCATGAACATTGTGAACCTCGCGATTATTAAACAAAACCCATAAAATGGAATCAAAACCAATGACACCTAACGACGTTATTCGCTACCTTATTCACCACATCAACTATGAGAACAAGGCCGAATTTTACAAACTTGCTGAGAAATATCTTTCGGAACTAACCGTTGGTGGTAAAAACTACCATAACATTCGAACTGTATTGAATCAGAAACCAATGAAAATGATGACACTTGAATCCTTAAGTAAGGATGTAAAGGCACTGATCAGCAGTGATCAGCAAAAGGATGAATTCGTTTTCTTAAACAGTGATATCGGGCAGTTAATCGAAGAAATACTTTTCGAGTGGGAAAATAAAGAAATCTATCAATACCACAATTTGAATATCCGGAACAAAATACTCTTGCATGGGCCAACCGGCAACGGCAAAACTACTGTGGCCAGAAACATCGCAAAGCTTAGCAATTTACCGTTTGTCGAAGTCCGTAGCGATATGATGATTGATAGCCATTTAGGAAACACCGGGCAAAATATCCATAAACTGTTTAACTCAATAAAGGAACCCTGTATCCTATTTTGGGACGAAGTTGATAGCATTGGAAAAAGAAGAGGCACCCGGTCAGACAACTCAGCAGCGTACGAAAACGAGCGCATGGTGAATAGCATCCTGGTTAATATTGATAAACTGGCCAATGACGTAATATTCATTGGAGCCACAAATCGCCGCGACATTTTAGACGAGGCGTTTGTTCGTCGGTTCAATATACTTCACGAAGTGACTAACCCATCCCTTGAAGAAAAAGAAAGTTTTGCAGCCGGGCTTTTAGAATACCATAAAATGCCCGTAGCTAAAATTCATGTTGATCACCTTCTTAATTTTTCAGAAATCAAAGAACATGTTATTGGCATAGCTCGGACATTTGTAATAGAACATCTACTAACAAAAAAAGCCAGCATTTAAACTGGCTTTTCAATCTAAAATATTTTATCTATTAACCCAATGAAGTACCAGGCGTTTTGCTGGAGTTTCCATGGGCTTCAGCGCCAAGTAAATCCTGGTTACTGTAGCCAAACTGGCCAGACTGATTATGGTCTTCCTGCCATGCTCCATGTGCCTGGTGAAGAGATGTATCCGCGTAATCCACTACACGGCCCTCTGAATCGAATGTGTTTGCATGCGCCTTAGGCACTGTTCCTGAATGTACTGATCCCATGATTTCTACTTTTTAATGATGATAATACAATATTACACAATTAATTACTATTTAAGTTTATGGAAATTTTAATTCTTGGCCCGGAAGAACGAGCCAAACTCAAAAAAATAGTCGACTATGCCCACGAAAACCCATATACCATGGATGATCTCTTGGACACAATTAATAACCCGGCAAATGCACCTGGCACAAAACCGGAATACCAATGCGAAATCCCGGAAGGATTTAAGGTTGTTTATAGCGTTAACTGCCTGCCAGAAGGTAAAATTAGGCACCTCTCGATATCGATAAATAAAAAAAACACGATCCCTTCGGTTCAGTCTGTTGAAATGATCATGAATGCATGCGGGTTCAAAGAAGATCTTGGAGACTGCCAAATAAGGTTTGAAAAGTTAGAACCAGGCTACACCGCAGTAGAAATTGGAGAACTCATTTAATTAACTAAATTCACATAAAATCAATTAAAAAAAAACAAATGAAAAAATTCCTCACCACCGCTGCATTGTTATCATGTTTAATTTTGACAGCATCGGCCCAGACAGCCTCGCCACGGCCTCCGGAAGAACCAATATACATAAAGGTACTGCCGAGCCAACTCAACCAATTACAGCAGATATTACAATTCAGCTTCCAGTGGCTACCTACCAGCGATGCAAAAGCCAAAGAGGTAGGTATAATAATGCCAATAATACAACAATTGTATCCGCTATTGATCGCCGATACCGCGTACAAAAAAAAGACACTGACCCCACTGTCCAAGAAAAAATAAACCACATAAAAAATGCCCGGCTAATTGTCGGGCATTTTTTTATTGTTGGATCATCGTATTTCTCAACGGAGGCGATGCTTTTTCTTCTATAGGAGGTTCAGGCTCTGGCTGCTCAATTGATTCGGTAATTACCGGCGTACGATCACTACCTTCCTGATCAACAGCTACCACTACCGGAATATCTTTTACAACGGGAATATCCTCGGCTTTAACCGGCACCTCCGCTGCTTTAACATTTGCCACAGAAGCATCAACGCTTGCTTTAACTTCAGCATATTGATTTTTTAGATCCTGGGCTAAGGTTATATAGTCTTGAAGATTGGCATCTGGCTTAGCCAGCGCAGATGTGTCTTTTACCGCGAACTGAGGCAGCGCCACCATACCACCTGAAAGGCCCGCCAATATGCCAAGCCAGGATTGCGGGAAATCGGGGAATTGTGCCTTAATGGTTGCCGCGATAAGCCCAAGCAAAAGGCCTATATATCCTATTACTTTCCAAAAAATTGGACTATCGGCCAATAACCGCTGCTTTAGGGTTAATGGTGGTTCTGGTTCTACTGCCATCTTTTTTTTATTATGAAATTATTAATTAACTTTTTATATAAATACCTATTTTAAATCCTTTATTTTTTCTTTTAGATAATCGTTTTTGTCTCGTTCCTGATCTAATTGGTGTAAAAGATCACGAATCTTATCCTCCTTTAGTTTACCCATCGCATCATTTATTTTATTATCAACAGCTTGCATAATTATAAACCACGCGCCGCCCGTAACAGTGCAAGCTATGCCAATAACCCCTACCCAGTCCCCTGATGTCATGCTGTTAATTCTTTACGTGCTATAATATCTGGTGTGAAATGACTAATCCACTCCATCAATCTATCAGGCCAATATCCCCCGTCCTTCCGTACAACCCCATCAACCCTATACCAAAATAATTGCTCATAGATAAGAGGCGTGAACGCGGCCGAGACTACTATTATGCGTATTCCAGGATATTCAGCGCGCATCATCTTAATAGCATCCATTGGATTATAATTGGCCATCCTTAAGTCACTTATGACCAAATCAATATTCTTCGATAGGGATGATAGAAATTCATTTGCCTCGGTAAAGCATTGCAGCTCATATAACGGATTATTACGTAATAATTCTTTAACTGCGATCACATCGCCTTCATTATCTTCTACAAGATTGATTATTACCTTAATCATGACCTGCGCATTTCCTTATAAATATCCGTAACTGTAGTATTGAAAGTGTGAATTTCGCCTTCCATTTTATTTTTAAACGAAGTAAATTCATTTTTATACTCGGATAGTGAACTTTCAATGGTAGCCCTTACCACATTTTCAATAAACTCCTGTTTTTCCGTCTTTTTATTTTTAAAATAAGCATTTATATAAGTAATAAATGCGACAAGAAATCCAAACACGCCGAGTGAAACTTCGATTATTTTTGTGAGGTCTACGTTGTTGTCCAATTTTTTAGTCTTTAAATATGTCATTTTTTATGCCGGTAAATAAAATAATAATGGTCGCTATACAAACGGCGCTATTATAAACAGTAAATGCTAATACCGGGCTTTTTAAATGTAACTGATACGTAAATGTAATTAAAAAAACATTTACAAGTACAGATATTTTACCGATAATATTGAACTGTTCATGCAGCCAGGTTTTATACCGCAATAACTCGTCCAAAATTAAAAATGCAACCATTAAAGCCATTGGCCAATAAAATCCATACAGTTTCAACCAATATAGCTTACCTATATCATTGTAAAACCTATATATGTACACGTTTACACTCATACAATACAAACATAGGCCAGACGCTGTTATTATACCTCTCATCCTGGGTCTTTAACGCATTCGCCCGTTTGTGGATCACGAATATATCCTGCAGGACAAAGCTTTGCTACAACTTCTTCCGTAATGGGAACCGCAGCTTCGGCTATAGTTTTTGCATGCTTATGCAATATGGCTTTAACAGCTGATTCTGCCAACTGCGGAATTTCCTTTATTACAATACCTGCTAATCCCGCAAAGAAAGCATCTAATATTGGATTTGATTTTTGATCTGACATTTTATATTTGTTTTAATTATTGAAATAGTGACCAATCAAATGTTACCGCCCCGGTTAATCCGGCCAAATAAACGACATCAAATGTTGTAGTCGTTTTATTTGTTACATAGAATACTGCGGCGGCTACCAAGCTGGTAGGTGTAACATTCACTTTATAAGTGTTATTCGGCTGTGTACTGCCGATAGTAACCGTAAATGTTGTTGTTGCGGTTCCTGTACCTGAATAACTTGCGGCTATTGGTGTAACTATTGTATATGTTCGATTTGCTGATAAATCTTGTGTTACCCCATTAATGGTTATCGATCGCGTTCCTAATACATAATTATTAAGCTTGGTTTGCATTCCCGCCAATGAATAACTATTAGCTACAGCTCGTACAACCGAAGTATCATTGCTCAATGTTATACTTCCTGCCCCGTTAGTTACTACTTGACCAGTGCCCGCACTTCCTGTTATGGTTTTTGCCTCCATGCCGGTAGCCCCGCTGTTAGCACCAACGATTTGATTAGCTGTTAAATCAGTGCCGTTTAATTGGAACAATCCGGTTTTTGATATCCTAAGTATATTTGACAGAGTACCCCCTAAGTCTGCCGCTGTAGATGTACCAAGTGCTAACAAATAATCACCGCCACTCCCTGAAGTATTATAGAACGGATATGCATATAGTATTGTTGATCCTGCTGAACTGGTCTGTGAGATAGTGGGTGCCGCTCCTATCATATATTGTCTTGATGCAGATGCATTGTAAGTACCATCAACCCCGAGTGCAGCCCCCGCGCCGCTTGTCCCTGCACCGAATTGAAATGTCGGCAATGTAGTTGGAACGGTGTTTATAGTAAAAGTTCGCCCTGAATTCAGTTTTATAGCTAATGGTCTCTGGGTTCCAGTCCCAGATGCAGCCACATTTAAAGTATATGTATTATTTACCCATGACCATGTAGCCCTCTCCAAATTAGTTGTTTGGTCAACGGTATTATAGTGAGCAAACCCATTTCCTGTATTAGATAATGTCAGTGAATTTGTTGGGATAGTTTTTATACCCAGCCAAGAATTAACCTCGTCAAATTGAGTTGTTTGAGCCGACCCAAAATATACTTTACCCTTAGTCGCATTTGCAGTTGATGTCAATGTTAAGTTTTCACTTGCGCTTGCCCCTCCTATTACTGTTTGTGATCCCGCTAATCCTGTAAGCAATGTATTACTTTGATCTAAAATAAATTTAAATGTCTCGTTTTTGCCACCTTGCTGAATTTTAACAGCATCGGTTATTGAATAGTATTCCTTTAAATGTCCAGCCTCATTTAAATGGGTACCATCCACTAAGTCGGTTGAAACTATAGACACGCTAATTGTTTTACCTGGATAAGATGATGCAAGATGAGACGCCATAGACGTTTGATCCAATGCAGGTTCATATAGTGGCATAATGTGGAATACCTTGATACCATGCGCTACTAATGAATCAACGAACCTATCATAATTAGCATTACGTGTTGCAGGTAATACCCCGCCCCTATCATCGTTACTTGAAAACGACAATACGGCATATTTAGGATTGATTGCTAATGTTTCATTGATTAAAGTTAGCATGTCTGCTGTAGTATTACCTCTGCCAGCTTCTACTACCACACTATTATTCGTAATTCCTAATAATGTAGCTACGTTCGAGGTAATGAATTGTGTTCCAAACCTAATCTTACTATCCCCTATCAAGGCTACATTTGGATTTTTAATTTCTCTGCTTGTAATGGTAATAGACGTAATTTTAAAAGCCCCTCCGAGGTTATATAGCGAAAACTGGCCCATGTTTGGTTGATATATGCCAGCACTGCCATTAAATTTCATGGTAACAGTTGCTGATACATACGCGGAACCCGTTGTAATATTCCTAATAGAAACTGTAAATTTATTTATAAATCGCTCAACAACTAATTCAACCGAATCATTTACTGACCAGGTTAGTGCGGTTGTTGATGTTGTTAGAGTTGGATACAGGTTAGTAATATCACCCCCAACAAGGCTTACTTGCCCAGACGCTGCGTTGCTCGTCATGTCAAACTTTCCTGCTATATTTATCTTACCAGTCCCAGAGTACGTGCTCTGGGTACCGAAAGCAAAACCATAGGATGTTGCAGATTTTTCTAAAACAACCCCTTTTATTACTGCTCTATACTTTTCCAGTGCTGTATTCCCAGTAACTTGTAATTGCTTGACAAAGGTATTATCTCCGCTACCTGTGGCGAAATTTAGCGTGCCTCCACTAACGGTTACGCCACTTGATACATCGGTAAACCCGCTTGTTGAGGTGAATGTACCTCTATTAAATATCTGGCCTAAAAAATGTTCTGTTTTAGAGGTATCCTGTTTTAGTGAGGCGATACTGTCTGTTTGTGTCCCTGTTATCAGCGTCCCCGATGTAGCCGGCATATATAAATCTATATTAGATGATACTGTCGAACCAGTTATTTTAGGATACAATTTCACCTCGTAATTGCTTATTGGGTCTCTGTAACCGAAATAACTTGATCTATATACAGACAAATTTCCGGTATTATCAGTTACAGTAACCGCTTGCGGCTCCAACGCGCCTGTTCCACTGCCATTACTAACATATAGGCCTACACTAAGATTGCCGGTTCCAGCAGTTATTGTTCTCCCAATAAAATCGTGAGTTCCTAAGTTCAAGTCGGTTGTCGCCCCTGTATACGGAACATACAGACTTAGGTTCGGTGCATATGTTGCGATTAAACTCTTTACTCCACCAACGTCAGTTATAGCCCTGTCATTAGCCAATTGAGCGGCAGTGTTATCCTTTGAGTATATAAGTCCTATATTATCAACGTCATCAACAACAGATAATCCCGTGCCCTCATAGGTTATATCCAATGCTTTATACTTATTAACCGAACTTATCTTCTTCATTGTACCAATGAATGCCCGGGCCGTATTGGTGCTATTCCCCTGGATAAACATCTGTGCATTTCTATTAATGCCGGCGCTTGTGATAAAATATGCCTGCCCATTATCAAATTGAAACTCTGAAAAAGTAGTAAAATCAGATTTGTAGGCCGAAAGATTCCAACTATAATCCCCAACTGTTTTTGTTACTCCAGATGTTAACGTGCCGCCGTCCTGTATATCATTGACAACTTTTGTCAAACCATTGGACGCCGTATAAACAGCAGCAGATGGCAATATGGCCAAACTGCCATCTCCCCTAATATATTGTGAGGTTGTGCCTGCCGGATGCGGATAATAGCCCAATAGAATGTTAGTGAGCTGCGTGCTGGAAATTGGCTGCCACCATTTATAAGTTGCCCCATTCCAAATAAAATACTTATTTGTAGATGGCTCAAAATCAAATTCAACAGTAGTCAATTTAATAGGAGAAACAGGTGGAACTACCGGAGGGCTTACTTGTCCTGAAACCTGTAAACAAATAAATAAAGATAGAATAAAAAGTGCTTTTTTCATGGCTGTGGTCCAACTATAACGTCAAATGTATTATCGGGTAATATATATCCAAATGTTCTAAACATCTTATTTCTCCAAAAATATCTTACTCCTAAATCCCTATATGAATTTTTAGTCGTATCTAATATATAACCCAAATCTGTAAACTTGTAAGTATTTCCATTCCTAAGATCGAAGATTAAGTTGTCAGACCCGCTAAAATTTATATTTGTAAAGGTGGCATTATCTTGAGACCAAGCTGCATAACCATAAGGCTTAGCTCCCCTAAATTTTATCAATGAGGTATCAGAAGCAAGATTAAATGTTAAAGGATGAGACATAGAACCCTTTCCTCCGGGTGCATCAGAGTAATTTGTAGTGTTTACCGTAATAGTATCGCCACGCCTCACTACAGACACATCCACTGTTACGCCAGACCAGGCAGCAGTCGTTTGATAAACCCCAGCGCTACCATTCACTATTGTTCGCTGTGTTGGCAGATTATAATCATAATAAACAATATAAGATTTTGAAACATTCTGCCTTTCCCTTATCAATGTTAATGTGTGTTGCCTGGGAATAAGACTGTCTGTTACATTTACTTTATATGTATTGGGATCTAACCCATATGCCTGATTAGGAATCATATGAAGGCTGTCTTCCATAAAAGCAATTACAGTACCTATAAAATCATTGTCTCCACTGGCTGCCGATAACGTTAAAGTATGAACATAATTTGAAAAGCCTTTGGGCGATATAAAACCGACAAAGGAACCTGTATTAAGTGTGGATTTTACCGCATTAGTTACGGTGTCGAAAATCCAACTATTAGTAGCATCAACCCTTACTGGCATCTGTCCATTTATAAGTATTCCACCACTGGAAGATGGACTCCCTCCGTGAGCAAATCTTTTGAATGAATTAAATATTTGCAATTGAGTTGCTGATCCTGAAGCAAAGGCACTATCTTTTTGACTATCCGTATAGATAAACTGCCCATAAACTAATGGCTCTACAGGTAAATAATTATTTGAATTGTTGCCAGATGCCGCCAATGTCTGCCCGCTTAATCCAATCGGCAGAGAAGGCCTGGCATTAATAAATTTATCGATTTGATACCTATCATAAAATCCGATATATGCATTAGGCCCGCTACCTCCACCAATCCTTCTTAAAGTATCATCCCCTCTTTTTTGCCATTGAATAGTATTGCCAAACCCATACCATACCTGCGCATGGCCTAAACTTGCGAAAAGCATCAATAATGCTACGAACGTTATTCTCTTCATCATATTACTGTAACTATTATATCCTGTGGTGTACTTGTGTCAAACCCATAAAGACCGGCAGGAGTAACAGATTTATCATACTGGGTATTTACACTCTTGCCATTTGACATTGTCAGAATAGGCCTCCTGTTCACCAGTAGGGCGTTCGGAAGGTAAAGACTGCCAAAGCCATCATCCAATAAATTCGAAGCGGTAAAAGTCAAATCTACCGGGCCCGTTGTTGGAGGAATCCCGGAAGGTACCTGCCCGGATATTTGCAAGAAACCATTCGTGCCCCTGCTGAAGTCAAACGAAATACTCAGAATATCTTTTGTTTCGTCGTCATCCTCATAAGTAATATTTGGCACCGCACCGAAATCTCCCTGAGCTGGGCCGCCCGGCAAATCATAAATAAACAGCCAGGGATTGTTGCCGTAGAGAGGGTAGTAATTATCGTGGTAATTATCCAGAACTAAGCTCGGGCTATCATCTGTAGTTACAAAGGAGATCTTATCACTATTGAAATAAACTACACGATTTGCGATATTAAGAAATAAGTCAGCCAACTCCCACCAACAATCTGTTTCATCCTGTAGACTTATGGAATTTGGTCGCGTTTTTATAAGTATTTTGGTTCTCACCCTTTCCTTATACGCGGCAATATCACTTGCTAAACTCATTTCCTAAAATATTTTATACGAAACTTTTAACCCACTGCTTAACATGGATATGTGCACCGCTGCAATTGGCACATTCATCCGCGCACTTTTGAAGATATTCCCACTGGTGTATATTGATTGTGCCGTATTCAATGCCTTCAAATTCAATGAAAAAACCTGTAACCATTTTGTATTTATTCTCTTGAGGATACCAGGCTCTTTCACTTTTTTCACCTATGACTTTGGCTGTATTGCAGTCCACGAAGAGTAAAACTGGACAAGGAAGTAATTCACCATCCTTATATATTATAGGGAATTCTATTAATGCCTTAGCCATATAGGCATTAAAGATAAAACTTATTTTCGGATTCTCTAAAATATTTTATTTAACGCAAAAAAGCCAGGATGCTTTTAACTATCCTGGCTTTTGCCCTCCGCATACCCAGTGCACTGATGTTAGCGGCAAAACAATTTATCAAAGTTTGTATCCTACCCCCTAAACGACCGCGTCACCCAATCACAGATACATAGCAGGCCGGGATCGAACCGGCGTCTCAAACTTTAATGTCCTAAGTACCATACCAGCAGTCTCTCAACTACTGGCTGCCTTCGCCGGGATATCTGTCGCATTAGTTTTCTAATCCCTATAACACAACTTGCTAAAGCATTTTCCCTTTTGTTGGGGCCAGCGGTTTACTGGCCCCATTTGCATCTACTCTGTTTCCGTAATAACGGGTTCTGTATATCGGGGTATGTTCTAACCATTCTTGAACTATTAGCCTAAACCAAACGGGGATCGAAACCCGTATCTTACCATCTTCTTGAAGCTGACTTATTAAGGATTACCCATGCAGCTATATGTTTTAGCGAACTTAAAGAGAGTAATAAATTACCACGAACTTAAGCCGCTTTTTTTCATTTTAAGAAAGAGTAGCCAACCTCGCGTCAACTACCCTTCAACCTAAACCTTATCACAATTAATTACCTTGGCAGGTAATTCCTATTGAGACTCAAACATAAAGTTTATTTTTTAAAATAAAAAATATAAATGAAAATAAATTTGTCCAATGGATAGGATTCGAACCTATTAAGCCGCAAAGCAATGGATTTACAGTCCATCCCAATTCACCGTCATTGGAGCCAAAGGATATTAAGAGCGGAGAGTATAGGACTCGAACCCTGCGCTTACACGCCGCGCCTGTTTTCAAGACAGGATGTTCACCAATGAACGCTACTCTCCAAGTTGCGGAAAATCTGGGATTCGAACCCAGGCAACCTTTCGGTTGTACAGATTAGCAATCTGCTGCCTTACCACTCAGCCAACTTTCCTTTGTACCCCATCCCGGACTCGAACCGGGACGCCGAAGCATAAGATTTTAAGTCTTACGTGTCCTACCAATTTCACCAATGGGGCATGTAGCCTGCCTCAGACTCGAACTGAGAACATCTTGATCCTAAATCAAGCGTGTCTGCCAATTGCGCCAGCAGGCCATAAAAAAAGCCCCTTGATTTTGTCAAGAGGCTTTTAAAAACTTTCATTTATAAATCTAATCCATAGGATGCCTCTTTGCGTCGTATAACGAATAACTTAACAAGAGACTATATAGATTTTTATTTTTCATATTAAAACATCAATGGCAACAAGCGATAGTATCTTTATTTTTCTACCAACGAAGTAAGGTACATCTACGGCACATCGATATCACAAAAGTAAACTAATTTTTTAAAATAAAAAATGTAATTCAAAATAAAACTGGCCGACATTAATGTCGGCCAGTTAATTGCCGTGGTAAGGTGCTGCAATGGTTCCCATGTAGTACATCCAGCCGCGCTCTCTTTAGCTACGCTCTCCAGTTAAAGTCTTAGGATTATGACGGCTTAGATGCATCTACTTATATATATGCATTGAGGTTACCACTTTAGCCAACAGATAAATCTTTTGCTTTCGAAACTTTACTTTTCGCCTCGACTCTTGCTTGTGTGGCAAGCTCCAAATAACGCTTTGCGTCATTAAGTAAATCATCGGCCTCTTTTAATAACTGCTTCTTAATAGATATAAAGTCTTTCACATAGCCGAGTTTTTGATAAACTTCGTATTCATCAAGAAACATGAAATGATATCCAGCTGGATTAGCCGAAAAATGAGTTACACTGCCCCTATCTTGCATAGGCCCATGATCTGGCACTATCTTAATGTTGGCACACACAGAACTCCATGGCCGGGTAATTAAAGCCACGCAAACATCGGCACCATTGCTTCGAGCAGCTGAATCATCTGGATTTGGAAAGAAAATGACAGTTTCGCCAAGTTTTGGCATGCGTTCGCTGAACGCTTGAGAATTATTTTCCACTTTTTTAATTTTAAAGTCCCCGCAACATCGCGGATATTTAGTCAAATATATAAAATATTTTAGTAATACGTATCAGCCTTTTCGTTGTCGTCTTTATAATCTGTTACTACAAACCCAGTCCATGTACCTCTTACCAGAAGCTTTCTTTTACATCCCTGGCAGTTCATTGTATATTGCATTTCATGAGACTCTCCAACTTCTTGCTCACAAGTACAAATAGGGCATTTAAATATGGATGATACTGTAGAGATATGACATGCCACTTTTGGCTGCGCGATCCATTCGAATATTGACGAAAACCCGAATTTATGACAGATAATATCTGCCTGCTTTTGGTAGTCATCTTTACGAACTCCTTTAAACATCCCAGCCTTTTTTAAACCGGCAAAGTCAAAGTGCTGTTCCATGAAACTTTTTAATGCTATATCAACCATATTTTAAAATTAAAGAAGGCGCTGATATAAGTATCGATGCGCGATAAGCTAAAATACTTACTTTTTCTTTTTAATTTCCTGCCCCTCAGCAACTATCTTTTGATAACTAAACTTTTCAATGAGTTTCTGTTTAGCATATTGCGCTGCTACTGTAGCAGCTCGCTTCGGTGCCATTCCCCTCTTTTCAAGCTCCTGCTGTTTGGGCTCTTTTATCTGCTCGTAGTAGTCCTGGTGTTCTTGACTAAGCTCTATAACTTTACTTCCAACTTTTAGTGGAGTAGGCTGGCTAAGATCACGATAATTGGGCTCATGAAATTTACTGGCCAATCCATATTCTACTTGCTTCCGCAGCGCATCTACAGACCGGTTAAAGTCGGCATCATTTAAACCGGCAAAGGCGAGCATGTTTGATAACATACTACTCGCAATCACCGCTTTCTGATAAGGGGTAATATTAACTGGTACACCATATTTATCAGTGTTGTCGAAAATACGGTACGTGTCTTTGGCGATATCCCCCATGCCGTTAAATGCAGCCCCATACATACCATAATTGTTCGCTTCGGATATCTGTTGCCCTACTGATATATTTGGCTCATAGAAAAACTCACTATTGGTTAATTTATTGATTCCGCGCTGGGCCGCATCCTGTGGGGCGTTACCCAATCCGCCGAAAAAATAATTACCTAAAACGTTGGTATACCATTGCTGCAAGAAATTATCTCTTTTCTGCTGCAACTTAATATCTATTTTATCAAGCACATCTTTTTTCTCTTTATCGTCCCCAAAAATAGATGTAAGGCCATAAGCAAGCCCTTTAGTGACAAGTGCTGTTATTCCATACCCAATTGATAGTTTAATCCCCTGGAAGAACGTTTCCTCTACCAAAGCACTCATTAACGATTTCGCAGCGACGCCGGCCTGGTTCTTTCTATAGTCAGCATCAACAAATGTGTCCTTACTGGCAATAGTTCTGAAATTTTCAGTCAACGTCTGAAATTTATGCATGTTGAAAGAGCCAAACGGGAATAACAATGTTTTGGCCGCCATGTAGAAAGCATTGTTGGAATTAATCAACTTTGACCTGGCTGATTTTGAATTTTCATTCAGTTGCTTAGCGGTCATATTCTCTGCGTAGTCGGCAGCTTCCCTGTTTGGGGTTTCCGCTTCTTTTGCCCAGTCAATTGCTTTAAAATCTACCGCTTTCCCGTTTTTCATTAGATGATCAGCATAGTAGGTAACCCACGCCCATTCCCCTGTTTTTACGTCCCCATACTTTATAGGTTTCGCTATCTTTCTATCTACCGTTGTGCCGTCAGGATTTAATTGAAGTAAGTACTTGTCAATTACTGTTTCGGTGTGATCGAACATTTTTTTGATCACACCTTTCTCATCGTTCCCTTTTATCGTATTATCCTTATCGGCCAGCGCCTCGTCGCGCAGGGTATTCAGCGACGCCATGTTATCGCCACGCTCACTGATAGGATGTTTTTTTATCAGCGCCTTAACCTCATCGCTATTTAGCACGCTCGCGGCATCACGCATTAGCTTCGCATCGCCGCCGATATTAACCAGGGTATTGAAGATGGTGGCAGATGCTTGTTTTACCAAAGCCGAATAACTCAACAACTGTTTAAATGTACCTAGTTTAGTGATGATGTTTAAGCCCTGCTTCATTAACCTCAGCTCCTTTTCGCCAACGCTATTATTCAGACCCATCTCATTCAGGACATTGTTGCGTACAGTCTCTTTATACATCTGGTGGTTTTCGTTCCCCAAAGCATCCCGCAGCGTACGATTTTTCAATGCCTCGTCAAAGATCTGCCGGCTTTTTAAAGTATGGATATCGCTGAGCTGATCTTTGATGTTCTGATTTTGCACGTCGAAGAAGTTAAGGTTTAAAACCTTTTGCTTTTCGCCCGATTTTGAAGCCAGCGGATCTCCTTTCACACGCTGCAGCGTCGCTACCGATCCGTTGGTAGTATTTTGCTCCATAGCAGTAAATCCGAGGCCCTCCCCACTTACTACATCCACCAAGCCGGTACCAAGAAACCTATAACCATCCCGCATGTGATTGCCCCATGCTTCATATGGCATGTTCAATTGACGCTTTACCACATCCTGGTGCGCAGGTCGTAGTTCATCATCCGCAGCACGATAAACATCATAAACTTTACGCTCACCAGGTTCCAGAAATTCAATCTGGCGAATCTGATCATAACTCAGGTTCTTTAATTGATCGCCATCCGAAACATCAATTCCAGTTGCATCTTTGATTTTATCTGAAAACCCCTGCCAAATATCCCTTTCTATGGCAGCTTCGCTATTATCGTTTTTAAGGCCCTCGGCGGCTTTCAATTCAATATCCCGCTTGATTATATCAACCCTGCGAATAAGCTCGGCATTCTGCTGCTCTGGCGATGAGAACTCCCTATTTTGATTTATGTAGGAAAACAAAGAAAGGCGCTGGATTGACTCCGGGCTTTTTGCAATTGTCGGATTCTCTTTAAAAACAACCTCCAGTTTTTTACCTATTAATTCATCATACCTATGTTTCGCCTGTGCAAAGCCATTCCTAATTTCATCAAAGTGGCTACCGGTATTAAGCTTGCTGAGGAAATCAAAATCGTTATTGGCTATTCGGCTCATTATAACACTTAGGTTCGCCCCAACAGCCCGCAATTCACCGAGTTTAGTTTTAAACCTGGCACTTTTGCTTTTACGCCCTGTCTCTTCCAAGTAATTAGGTAATTTTAATGCCCCCTCGTCTCCATTACCAATGGCTTTCGCCTCGAAAATACCTATTCCACTATGATCGTCATTATTGATCACATTCTCCAATACGTTATTAAACAACCGAAGTGTATCAGCATCCTGCCCGGCCAGCGGCACCTCTTTAAGGATTTTCAAGCTTTCCTTCTGCTCTGGCGACATTGATGTATCTATTTCGATTAGATCCTGTTTAGCCGAAGCAATATTCTCCAATGACTCCCGAAGCGTTTCTGAAAGTTCATTTGGCTTATCGTTGATGGTGTCAAGTATTTTATGAAAATCCTCCGCAGGTGTATCAGCCACGGAGTTACCTTCCGGATCAATACGAATACTGTCCTTTACCGATTGCTTGTAGATATCCAGCGCATCATTGATGTTATTTAACTTTTTAATCTTTTCATTGTAGGTGGTATCCGGATCACGAAGAACACGGCTTACGGTACTGGCTATTTCCGACCTATCCGGCAGCGTACTGAACTGCGTTTGCTTATAATTGAATAAATCATCTCCATAATAAAACTCCTGGTGGTTTTGAATTATATCGTCAGCCCTCGTAGTTAAATTATGCTCTCTTTCCTCATTTATAAAATCATGGACTTCCTGCATAGGTACAGAACTGAATTCCTTCATCCTTTGCCCATTGTTGATGTCATCCAAAATTCTATTTAATCGCTTTACATCTTTGGCATCATATGGGTTGATGGTAACCAAGTCCTTTATGGCATCTTTTATGTTTTGAGGAACAAAGGAGGCTTTTAATAATTGCCGGGCATCCTGTATCCCAGACCGGGCATCCTGTACATCGCGGATAACTTCGGCATCCTTTGCTGCCCGCGCAACGAAGTCACGAAACCGATCAAGGCCCCTCTCTGTCTTAACTGAGTTTAACTGATTGGCAAAGCCCAGCAATTGCTTATCACTGAATTTTATTTTACCAAATGCGCCAGACTTATTTAAGTCGACGATGATATTCTTTATTTCCTTACGGATATTATTGAAATTGTCTTTAAGGGCCTTTGTCTGATCTTGGCGAAGTTGTTTTTCCTTGGCCAACCTTTCATCATACTTACCTTTTAGCTCTTTAAGTTTTGCTTTCTGCTTTTCTCCCTGGTCACGAACATACTCACCAAACTTCTCTTTGGTCAAATCGCGCTCCTTTTGTAACCTGTCGGCAGCTACTTCTTTTTGATAGCGATCATATTCCAGGAACGCAGCTTTCTGCTCCAGTTGAGCAGCTTTAAACCCAGCATTAAAATCACGATTAGCCTTCGCAATTGTTTCGCGGACAGGGGCCAGGTTCTTTTTTAAATTCGCAAATGAAATATCGTCACCAGCAGCCTGCTTTTCTTTTATCCAATCCAAAACCCGACCGGCATATTCGGCACTTGTTTCGCCGGCCTGGCGAAGAGGCCGTTGCTTTTGCTCGGAAACAGCATCCGAAAATTCCTTATTACCGATATCGCCGATCTTAACTTCGCTCAATAAGTATTTGGAGTTAATGGTATCCAAAAACTCATGCATGCTCATGTTCTTTATATTCTTGAACTTGCTGATATCATAGCCTGTTTTCTCCAATACATAACGCTGAAATTTAATCCAGCTATCATTGATGAATTTTGCCACAGTGCCGCGTGTGCCGCTGTTCTTTATAACTTCATTAAGCTTCCCTTCTCCATCGCGGCCCAGCATGGTAACAAAAGCCTCTTCACCCATCCTATTGCCAGATAACTCATATCCTTTTTGGCGAAGCTCAGCATGAACGCCGGCTGCATCATTGCCGATACGGATCATTCTATCCCATAAGCCAGGCGCGTTTTCTCTGGCCCACCTGGTTAAGATATGCCCAAACTCGTGAATCTGCGTGTCAGCATTTACTCTTTCAGGGTTAAAATGAATTATGTTCTTTGTATCTACGAAAGCGTTGGGTAAAGCGTCGCCTGTAGCCTCAATACCGACTTTCTTAGCCTCTCTTTCAAACGAATCAACATCGGAATGGAATTTCGTTTCGACGCTGGGGAAAACCTTCTCTAAAAGGTTCTGGATAGCCTTGGCGCGTTCCGGTGGAAGCTTATCGCCTTCCCCCAATTGAAATGGCAAGTCGCCTTCTTTTGGCGTTGGCCTTTCATCCAACCGACCCTCCTTTTCTTCCCGTTGCTCTAAAAATGACCCTAAAGTAGTACCTAAACTTTGCAGGAATTTTTCTTTTTGCTCTGGCAATTCCTTGCCGCTTAGCACCTCTTTTAAGCCTAACTCTACCTTTTGAATTTTGTTTATGCCCAAGACGTTTTTGACGGCGCTTAAAAGCTCATTATACCACGCTTTTGCTTTGCCAATCCATGTATTGCCAGCGTTAGAAGACTTAATAAATGAATCAGCCGCATTTACAGCCCACCATTCCGATGGTGAAAAAAATTCATAGTAGCCATGTGGAACTACCCTGCTTCTAAAAATATCCTTTAACTCTTTACGGATCTCTTCCCTTTTGGCATAATCGTTTTCGGTTTGCATTTGATCTGCCAAAGTAAGATATCTAATAGCCTTGGATAATTTGGCTTTTTCTTTCTCATCTTTTGATGCATCTATCTTGTCTTCTAATAAAGACTTTTCTTTATGCAGGCTGTCACCCCACTCTTTTAAAATACCGTCCCTAATTTCAGTAGGTAAAAATCGCTCGGTGTGATGGAATATTTCATGAATTGCTGTGCTTTTTGAATTGTCCTTAAATAGAGTTATTAAAGCATCTTGGCTACTGTATTGCCCTGCGGCAAATTTGTCTTTTTTAAGCGTGATATTGATAGCTAAGTCTTTAAATAGCTCAGGGTTCTTATTTAATAACGCACTGGCCAAATCAGCTGATTCCTGGCTAATTTTCCCTGCCTTGACGCCCTGCGATATTCTTTTCGAAACAAATTCGACTCCGCGCCTCGATGGTTCAAGATCACGAACTGCTTTTTCAGCAATCTTTAGTGCTTTTTCAGCATTAATAATGTGCTGCGGGAACTTGCTTAACATATCCTCTATCGATTTTCCTTGTTTCATCAAGTACTTATAATCCCATTTTGGCTTTCCAGTAGCAAGCAATTTTTCAAGATAGGCTTTGTTTCTGTATACATTCCCTAATTCATTTTTAGCCCTTCTAAGTTTATAGTTAGCCTCTTCACGGGACTTGTCTAATCCATAGTCGGCATCTTCCCCAGAATCGTCCTGGTAAGGCGATGATAGCTCATTAGTTATTTTTTCTGATCCGCCTGTTCCTTCTTGTGAGATAGCACCGCTACCTTCACCCGGACTTGCAAATTCTTCACCATTTGCATTATCTCCGGCTTTGTCATTGTTTTTTTCATCTAAAATATCGTTAACTATAGTTTTTAAATCCGCAGGCACCTCTTCTCCATTAAACACATCGTGCCAAATGTTGAACATATTCGATGGATCGTCAGCATAATCATTGAACTGATCGCGGACGTTTTCTAAAACGTGTTCTGGGTCGTTTAATGACGGATCACTTAATTTGTCTTCTATGAACTTACTAACCTTGTCTTCGTTGGCCAACCCGTCGTATTCGTTTTGTATGGCACGGATCTCGCCCATGGTTACGTTGCCGTATTGCCTGGCAAGATTTTTTGCGAACCTATTACTAATTTCCTTACCGGTTAGTTCAGCATATCTATCCGATATAGCTTTCAATTCAGCGTTGCCGGCAGCTGTGGTATAAGTTGCGGCACCTCCCGGATAGTTGATCATAAATTCTGCCAGGTCGTTCGCAGTTACCTTATCTTCTCCGTTAAAGGACTGGCGATTTATTTCATCGGCTTGATTATTTAAGTCAGCATCGCCGCCGTCTTTTCTAAAATAATTTAGACGGATACCACCGGTTTCATTATTAGGATCGTTCACTCGTCCAAACTCTTCCGAATTGGTGCGCGGGCCATAAGCCGCTATGGCTGCCTCAATACTGCCGGTATCCTGAAGTTCTTTTACCTTATCGTCATACATGCGGGCAACCTCTTCCGGATTATCTGTACCATGAAGACGCGCTTCCTGCTCAGGGGCATCAAGTTTATCAGTATCAAAACCAAATAGGCTTTTAATATCTTCTTTCGGCAGGGACATTTCTGTACCATCATCAAACTTGACATTGAACTCGCCCGCTTTACCTGGAGTAATATTTACTGGGTTGAATTCTTTGGACCTGTATTGAAATTCCCCTTCGTTAACGTTATTGTTATCGACTTGGCCGGTTCCTTGCTCGCCTCCGTTTCCGGGCAAACTTTCTCCAGCAACTGCATTAACTCCATTTCTTTCACTATCGACTGGTAGAGCCCCTTCGGCATTTCCTGTATTCGGAGATACGGTTTGAGCCCTTTCAATTGGAGTTGGTCGTTCTCCTGGCTCTTCAATATGTTGTTCTCCATGTATTTCGTCTGCTTTATTAAGTAAGTCAACCTGAATATCTGTCCTTTTTTCGACTAAATCAATTAAATTATCGACAGCTTCCGGATTAGCTACTGGATCCGATCCAGTAGGGGATGCCTGAATATTATCAATTTCAGAAGTTAAATTTTCTACATTATCCTTGTTGATATTTTGCTCAAGCTTTTTAGGATTCAATAAATTATCAATCTGATCAAATTTAGATATAAGTATCGCCTTGTCATCCGGCTTGATATCAGACTGAGCGATTGAGTGCACAAATCCATCTTTATCATTAATTATGGCATTAGCTACTCCTTTTGCATCAGATGCCCGCGCATAGGTTTTGGCCAACAAAATGAGCTGCGCTTTTTTATCGGGATCGGTTTCGAGCCGAGCCTGAGCAGCAACATCTAAAGCCTTCGCATTTAAATCACCGGAGGAAACCGGACTATTGTATGCTTCTATAATTGCTTCAGGAGTAGCTCTATTAAAATTCTCTAAAGCGTCTGTCTGCCTGGCGTTCATATAGGTTTTGATTTCGTCGTTCGCGAAATTATTAGCCTTTACACCTGCGTATGCTTTCAAACCTCCAAATACCAAACCAGTGCCAATCCCAGATTCTATTTGACGCTTCAAATCCTCTTTATCAATTGGCTGTCCATCGATTAAAGCAGCGCCTCCAACCTGAACTATTGGCGCGGCACCAAATATCGTTGCATCCGACAAAATATCTACGCCGCCCTTTGTTATTGCACCATTAGCTGTAACAAGCCCGCGTTTTACAAGCTGACTAAACCAAGCATCTGACATCTTGCCGGCAATTCCACCAAGCACACCAGCAGAGACTCCGCTTACCGCTCCTTGCCCTGCCCCTTTCGCAGCAGCAATAGCAGCATCAGGCTCATCTTCCCCATGCTGCTCTGCCTCGCCATATGACTGTAAAGCTCCTTTAGCGACCATCCATTTTGTAAATGGGTTCCATACGTATCGTCCAAGCGTGTTTAGTGCCGTAGGGATTTCTGCGGCTTTCGACTCAGGAAGCAATGCGGTTGCGGCGACATCGGGTAAGAAATCAGTCATATCTTTTGTGACACGACCTGCAATAGTATTCGGAAGCGGAAGGGCATTCATTACATAATCTGCTTTTTTTGTTTGCCCATCAAGACCAAGTATCATCTTACCTAATGGGTCGGTAGCCCCATCTTCTTCAACTATCTTTCCATACGGGCTTAAAGAACCATCTTCATTATAGAGCTTTATAGCCGGTATTCCGTTAATATTATAATTTCTTGTCAGATTAACCAAACCAGAAAGTGTTTTGGTTACTGTACTAGAGGTTGCGCCAGCGAGTTGCGCCGGAACGTTTAGCCACGATTCTTCTTTGGTGTTTTCATGGATTCTCTTTTTAATATCCTCAGATATTTTCAAGTCCTCCTCTGCTGCATCTTGATAGGCAATATCACTGCCATATTGAGCTACGCGCCGTTGTTCCCTTCCAACAGGCGTGAGTTTATTATAAGACGCATTAGCGTTTAGTACCTGTTGTAATGCGGCGCGAGACTCTGGCGTATCCTGGGTGGTTAAATGACCTATTAGGTCATCTGTTTTTTTATTCTCGGCAACAAGCCTTAATTGATCTTGTATAGCAAATTGCTTTACTGTATCATTATTGAAGTCAGACTGCTCTTTATCTGCTATACCATTTGCCTGAGTTACCGCAGCGTCTTTATCTTCTTGTTTTACAAAAGGTATAGGACTTGCTTTTTTAGAAAATGGCAGAACAGGAATGCCATTAACCAGGGAACTTTGGAAAGGTGCTAATCCAGAATCTGATGAGGATGAAGAAGGCGTACCATCGCTGCCACCGGGATTTTTTTTTTCACCGAGAATTCCCAGTGGATCAATTGCCGGTGCAGATGATTTCTTTAAGATGCCAAGTGGGTCGTGTGCGCCGTCCATGTTATTGTTTTAAATTTCCAAGACTAACTGCTTGCTGTATCTGATCTTCTGTATATCCAAGCTTAAGTAAGTCTGAATGGGTATAGGAGTTCCCGTTCGAGGCTTTAAAAGCTGCATTGGGATTTATCGCTGGGTTTTGAAGGCCGCCTTTAACATATCCCTTACCGTGGGCGCTTACTGCCTTACTCAAAGATACATGCTCTCCGGTTATGTCATTTAATAATTGATTTAAGCCAGCCTGGTATGTTTCTGGATTTGACGAATCCAGTCTTACTGCATGCTTTTCAATGATATTGCCACCTACCGTCCTTTGAGGAATGATGAAAGTCTGGATATCCTTGTTCTTTTTATCGATATTTATTTCGAGCGGACCTCCAAATTGTTGATTGGCGGCAACAATAGCTTTAAGTTCTTCGCCCGCGCCAATACCCTTATCATTCTTAACACCTATCCTCGCCCTTTCAATTAAATCCTGGCGAACGGTCGGTGCATCATTAGGATCTTTTCCATCGGCTTTTAATCGTGCTATATTTAACGCATTTTGTCGATCAAGCTCTTTTTGTGCAGCTTCAAACCCCTGGCGCATGCCTTCCGTTTGGCGCTGTTGTGCCCCCTGCGCTTTTATCGTTGCAAACTGATCTTCATTTACATCTGACTTTTTAATTTCATCAAGAGGCATATGGAGTTTTGCTTCATCTATAACAAACTGATTATAGTCGTTATTGTGAAGGGCCTTAAGGCTGTCAGGCATATTGTCAAAAGCTTTACGCCTGGCCGATTCTAATCTTTGCCCGTATTGATCTACCCCGCTTACATTTTGGGCTAAGGCCATAAACTTTTTAGGGTCTACCTTTTCGCCTTCCTCTTTGGTGATATACTTCCCATCTGATTTTGATGTGGCGTATTTATATTTTGACAATTCCCCTATCGTCTTATAAAAGGCATCCGGATTATAAACAAGGGGTGGTTGCAATGCAAAAGGACGGCGCTGAGAAATTGGCGCTGCGATAAACGCATCTATTTTTGCTTTATTTTCCGGCGTATTAAATTCCGGATGTTGATCAAGGAATTGTTGTTGTTTAGCTGCGTAGGTAGCATCCATTTGACTTTGGGCCAGGTTCTGACGAAATGCCCCTTCCCCTTGTTTTAGCTTTATAGCTTGCTGGGGATTACTCAATGGATTGCGGATAACGCTAAAATTATTTGCCAGATCTTTGCCAACACTGGCATATTGCCCCATCAACGCTGTCTGGTCGGTGCCAAGAATTCCTTTTGTATCGATAGAGCCATAGATATCCAGCGCAGCCTTCAAATTATCATCATGCTGTTTAAGTACATAATGATTGGCCTCTGCCTGCATATCGGCAGCATGTTGAAGATATCCAACCGTTGCCGCAGTATTTAATACAGGGTCAGCACCGCCATAGCCGCCTTGTGCATAATCTGCATCGCCTTTGGCGCTAAGAATCTCTGCTAATGATGGCATGGGTTACGCTGTTTGAAGGTAAGCGCTCAAGTCTGTACGATATGGGCTATTTTGGTAATTGCTCAATATTTTTTGCATTGCAGCCTGACGTGACTGATCATTGAAGGTCTGCAACTGATCATATGAGTTTGGAATATTTATATTGGGAATAGTTGCCTTGGATGGACCTTGTATGCGATCCGTAGGGCTTGACAAAGACGGATCTATTGCCGTAAGAACACTCCCATCGGGGCCTTGTTTAATAGGACTAACATTATCTTTATAAAGTTGGCTTGTCGAATAAGCCGAAGCTGCGCTCCCTAACGTATTTAAGCTATTATTCATTTCGCCGGCAGCTTGTGCCTTTTGCCCAGCTATTGATTTTGCCTCATCAAGATATGGCTGATATTTATCCAGCACCCACTTTTGGGTTTTTTGATCAGCAAGATCTTTGTTCACCCCCATCAAATAACGAATGTTATCGACGTGTTGTTCTGAATCCTTTGCTGCGATAGCCATGTTATTCTTATCGTAGCTATCATAAAGATGACTGATACTATTTATACCACCACCGGTTTGAAGCAGCGCACCTATACTGGAGCCCAAACCACGATCCGCCTGGCTTTGGTAGTAATTTTTGGATGCTTGGGTCATTCCACCCTGTGCCAGCCCTTCAGCAAGGTTCTGATTTTTATAATACTCGTCCTGGATATTAAAAGTAGGGCGGATGTTTAATCTGGCACGACGCTTTGCCGCAGCAGAATCATTGGCACTCTTTATTGCTTGATACCCTGCAATTCCGGCCAAAACTAAAGGAGCTACTATCGCCATTTCTACCCTTTATAATTAAACTTTAAAAGTATGCATTTACGTCCGTAATATTCAACTTTATTTTGGATAACAAACTCGTTCTTTATAAGATGATTAAGTGCCTTAACATTCCATTCGTCAATGGCTATATAAATATCACTTTCAAATGAAGATTTGATCAAATCCCAGAATAATTTAACACATTCCGGGGTCCTAAAACCTTTCCTTAACAAGAACGCCTCCAGAACAGATACTTCGTTAATTGGTATTGCCTGGGCGAAATATCCGACCACCTGCCCATCATCATCTCTTACAGAATAAAAATACGTTGTCTTCCCAATATTATTGACAATGTCATTCACGCATGCTTCAAGTCCCCCTGGATAGTTTTTTATTAACTCCAAATCAAGCGCACATGAACTAAGAACGAATGGCCTTATATCTGTTTGTAATTCCTTTTTAAAGATCTCCATTCCTATATAAAATTGGCAGCGCCAATACTTCTGTTGTAATTGTTTTGTATTGATGACTGAATCAAATCTGCCACTAATTTATCAAACTCTCCGGTTTGAAACTGCTTCCTTAAATAGGGGGCGCTGGCTGTCAAGGTCCCTTGATTTTCAAGCATAGTAAAATACCCCATCAAAGTTCCGTCCGGCATTTCGATCTTATAGAAGACGCTGCCAGGCTGAATGTTTTTTATTTTTGACTCCACGCACAAATCTAAAGCCTTTCCGACATTAACGCCAAAAGTGCTCAATAGCGGAATATCATCGGAATACATGCCATATAATAGGGCCCTGTACTCATCAACTAAAACTTTATGCAACAGTCCTGGCATTTTTAGCTTTCTCCCTGTTAACTAATTTACGATACGCATTCTGAGCGTTTAATGCTGGAATGTATTTGCAGCCGGGCCGCGTTACAAACTCAACATATTTTTTCCTATTGGTAAACAGAACTGCAGAATCTATTAATTCAACCGGCTGCACAATGCCGCCTGCAATATCAAGCTCAAATATCCTATGCCCTGGTTTAATATCGGTGATATCAATAGTACTGGTAACCTGTTTAATATTATCTACCTGGATAGATGTTTCCATCTTGTCCTGATAAACCTGCTCCATCATTAATGCTTCTTTCATTACAGTCTAAAATATTTTATTCTCCCGAATAAAAGTAGCCAATTTATTTCGCCTTTTCAAACCCAATAAATTGCATAAATATTGCATCCACCTCATTGTACTCGTTCATTCGCTCTAAGTCACGGACAAACCTTACGATACAATATTCGCCTGAGATCTTAGCGCCACCATCTAAAAGCATTGATACCACTGGATGAAGAGTATCCGGGTAAGAAGACATATCCCGCAGCACCGATGCGTACCAGGAATTATTTTTCCGCCGCCAGTGCGACGCCGGTATATAGCTGAACATGCGTGGGCGATTTGTCCTTATCCTATCCACAAAATATTTCAGGTCTGGACTTTGAACAATCAATGATTGATATGTTTTATCCTTATCTCCTGACGTAAATGGAATCTCAATAACCTGCGAATCCGAAACACCGTAGAATTGATTGAATGTATCAACATCTATGGAATTATGGAAGTAGGGGATGCCTGCCACAAAACTAATTAGCTCGTTTCCAGTAAATGATTTACGGAGCGTTCCATAAAATTCAGGGACAAATGTTTGGAATTGTGTCCACCGTTTCTGATCGAGACTAAAGGTAAATGTTTCCGGGGCCGTATAAAGCACGCCGCGCTCTGTATTGGCAAAGTATTGAGCGTCGCTTGTTAATTCATTGCGCGGCCTGAAAGACACATGTAGCTCCTTCATTTTATAATCAAAGGCCATTGACTTATCAAATAGATTACGTACGTACTTATCAGCAGCCAATAGCTGATTGTGCTGCCTTATCAAAGTAAATTTATTCGTAAAGTATGATTTGTTATCGATGTTTGAAATATCAACAGCATTCTTATAATCCATAGCCACAATGGCTTCGTTTTTTCCGTCGATCCAGAATACTACGCCATCCATGTCATTAATAACAACAGTGCCGGTGTCTTCAAGTGCACAACCGTACCGGTTATTTACTTTTTGAAATGGCTCCCCCAAAATCTGGTCTGGTGCTGGCACAATTAGTCCCTGATCAGAAACTTGTATTATATTTAAATCGTAATTGGCCATAAACCAATTATTCTCGCAAATAAATACAACCTGTTTATTCTGCGCATGAATAGCCACTATGCCGCCCATATCATGCACCTTATACTCTTTTCTGTTGGTTCCCCGAAATCTGCCCAGTCCATTTATCCTGCCTTCGTTTACAAACTCATCTGATTTTATAACATCGCCGGGGTACCATTTTTGAACTGCTTGGCTATCCTTTACGAGTTTCCTGCCACAGCTGTCGCATCCCAAGCCAAAATAATCTGAAACAGATAAACTTGCAAAAGGATGTATAATGGCCTTTCCTGTACATTGCTTAATATGAAAGGCCCGGCTTTGATAATAGGTATCAAAAGTATCCAGGTTAAACACCTGAGCTGACAATCGATTATCTATGATCGGATAAGTTCCGATAATCTCACAATATCCATCAATCTGCGAAGTATCCTTTGGCGTTTGAATCTCGATCCAAAATCCGCAGCCGGCAAGTTCATTTGAATCGCTGCCATCTATGATATTATTTAAGGCAAGCAATCTTTTGTCAAATGGAATGATCAAAGTTTTACCATCGCCTGTATCTGTGGTTTTTGTAGTAGTGGTTGTAGTTGTGTTCGTCGCGGTATCTGTTTTTGCAATAGATAAAGAACCCTCTGGAACGCTATCATTAAAGTTCGTGCCTAATACCAGGTAATCCATCAAGCCTCCGTTAGTCGGATCGAAAAGATTACCTTTGCCGTCATCATAAAACCTTACAATGTCCCCTTTCGAGAACTGATACGTAGCGGTAGTAGAAAAGTTATTGTTTGTGTTGAAATCCAACAAGGACTGAATGGTGATACGGGCCCTTATTGCACCGGCACCAGTATTCGTAACTTCCCCATCCTTATCCAAAAACTCTATCTTATCACCTACCCACTGAATGTATTTTTGAAGCTTTTTATTTTTAGTTCTGAAAAAAGTAATGTATCTAGATGCATCATCGAAGACGATATCATTAAGCAATTCAACCTGCAGTCCAGGCAGCGTTATGCTTTTCTTTTCCATAAACGTAGGCACGTCTACCGAATTAAATTCCTGTATAAAGGTTGCCCGCCCAGCCAAATCAAAGACTGCACAGCCCACGCCATAACTCCCTCCATCCTTTAATGAATTTGAGGCGTCAACTACGGTTTTCATATTAACATTAAACTCAACGGGATATATTCTTGGCAAACATTTTACACACGGAGCCAATAACATATCGTAATTAAATATGGTGCCGCAGCTTTCATTGTCTGGAATAATAAAGCAGCCATTACTGTTACCTGAATTAATATAAATCCTATCTTTTCTATCACCCAGAGATCCCTCATGTACTATTAATTCATATGAACCATCGGTAGAAGAATAGGTTGTCGCACCACGCGTACTTGTAACCCCTACGCCAGAATAACCCAGTCCGGAAATTTGATTAATAATTTTACCCCTTATTTTAACTCGGTTACATTCCCCAAAGCCTCCCAGATTATCAAATAAGGACACATTGTACCTTGCATAGATAGTTACGTTTTTTCTGTTTATATGCGTTTCAGCTATTTTAGCGAAGGCGTTGCAATTTGCTATTCCGCTAAATATTACTTCCCCATTCATTGCGTGACGTGCACCCATGTAAAGAAAATAAAAACCATTATGATCGGTTGTGAAACCATATCTTAAATATTGTGGCTGTCCATCATATCCATTCGGCTTTGAAATATAGCCCAAGTTCTCAATAGGTACTGAGTTACCTTCCTTTTCGTAGACATAGCCATCAATAAACCGAATGTCCTTTCTTACTATTATTCCTTTTCCAAAAAGTCGTTGTGGAGCATATATGTAGAAATAGTTTTTATCTGGCGTAGTTAAGGAATCCCAATCCGAATTGCAAACATTGATTTCCATCTCCTTATCGACAGTGTCCAGCCTGCGATTTATCCTTCCTATTTCATTAGGATCGGTACCAGTTAAATCAACTCCTGAAACTCCATTTATTTTTACTTTACTCACAAGGCCCATCACCCACGTGGATGTTTTCTCATATTCTGATTTATAATTGGCTTTGTGGCTGCATATTCTTGCTATGTATTTACCGGCCGGCACTATGAATTCAAATTTATGTAATACATAACCCAGTACACTTGCCGCATTTTTTATCAATGCTACTTGATCCCCTTTTTTTGCATCAACAACATCAATATTTAACAACGACCCATCGGAATTCATAATGCATTGAGTGCTTACCGCTGTATATGGCGTACCTGCTAAATATGCTTGAAAGCCAGTATTTCCATCTATGAAATTTGCATTAAAAAAATCAGCATCTGGATGACTCAGCGTAATGTCCTGTGGTATATTTGATCCATTTGGAAAAGAATATAATACACCGCCAAATCGCACCTGGTCTTCCCCGTCTTTCCAGTTAAATTGGTTATAACTACCATCCATTGCTACATAGGCATAAATAGTTATCTTCCTGGTTTTAACAAGCGTATCCACCGATGCATCTACGACGGAAGCTTTAAATTTTGATATGTCCAGCTTCGGAAGGTTATTGTAATTATAAAGATTATCTCCAAGTATTATCGAATCGCCGGCGGCGCTCATTCCGATAGATATCAATGGTAAATCACTCTGAAAGGAATTAAAATCATCCTGGTCCACAATATCCAGCTGCCTATCGCCACATATTTGATAAGATATGGTATTATCTACTTCATTGTATGAGTAATCGGCCCATTGGTCTTCCCTCAGCCAATAGGAATTATTTGTTGGGCCAGTGCCAAAGCGCTCAATAATATCATAAAGATACCAGTCTGCACCACAGGGTTTCAGGAAAACCTTTATCCTTTCAACCAGCGCAGATCCAGCATTAAACTTTGCAGTATAACACCGTGGTTGGTTTGTGTTATTTGGATCGCAAACGTTTTGTTTTAACGCTATGGGGCTGCTATAGGGACTCGATGTGGTTGGTCGCCCATCAGTTAAAACATACTGGTAAGCCACCTGGATGCTTTTATCTATAAAATAGTTTGGCTTTCCAAAATCGGAAGGAACCGGCGGCACAGGGGATAGTTCCGGCGCGAACATCGGCGGACGAACGGCAAGTTGTAAAAGTTCTTCCCTGTCAAAATGTGGTGGGCGCAATTTCCAATATGGAAAGTCATCTGGATTGAATCCATTGCTTTTTACCGCAGCCTCCACATTAATAAATCCCTGCCATTGATTTCCATCGGTATATATCAATGCTTTTTCATCAATTAACCTGGTATGGCTTGCATCCCTTTTATAGGTTACCCGGATAGATATTCTGTGAGCAGGTATTTTAAATGCAGGGTTATTGCTGAAATTCAATTTTGGATCAATGATAATAATGTCCGGCTTTAACGTTACCCCGTCGATACGATACCAGCCATGCATATTATTTGAATTCCAGTTCGCAAAATAAATCTCATTGGTTTCTTCGCATTCATAAACCCCAATGGTCAAGTTATCTCCGGCAGGCAACGTAATTAAAGCGTATTTCTTATTGGCCCGGTTTGGGGTGCCCTTGCCGAAATTACCTCCCTCAACCGGCGCACCCTCGGTTTTATTGGCATTGAACGTCGTCCTGTAATTTTTTAGATATAGCGCTTCATTTTCAGTTAGAAATTTTGCACTCCTATCCGTAACTACATATAGTGGTTTGTTCTTTGCTATTTGCTGGGCCATTATTGGTAGCTTTTATTGAAGTGGTCTCTGTTGTGGTCAAAGTAAATGCTCTGGGTAGAATTACGGGCAAAATAATACTCGTAAAATTCATTCAGCATGCATGCAGACATCTTGTCGCGAAGGGCCCGGATAGCGTCGGTATATCTTTTCTTCCACTTGTTAATATTTCCCTGGGTCTCCTTTTTATCATAATCAGCAACCTCGAACTTAATACCGGCCATGAGCGCCTTTTTAGCCATTCTTGGAACCAGAATATCCTTGGTTTTTTCAAATGCGTAATAACGAAGCAAAACCTTGTCAAAAGGGAAATTAGACGGAAATATTATCCGCCTTCCATCGTTTGAAATATTATAAGTTTGGGACCGGGGATAGTATCGTGGCGACGGGCAACCCCATTCACATACCATGTCAATTTCCGGATGAAGCACCATGTTACTTGCATGCTTATCCCATAATGAGCGATTGTGCGGATTGTCTTTGACACAGCCGCACTCTTTTATATCCAGCCTACATAATAAAGTTTCAGTGGTTTCTAAAACAGTTGAAGTATGTACCCTGTCTGTATATACCGCAGTTGGCTCATTAACCTGGACAAAAACAGAACCATCCTTTGCTATGCGCTTCCGAATGGTTTTTGTAAAGTATTGACGGGAGTCGTCCGGCATGATAGCCTCGACCTGCTCTTCGATCCCCTCATACTGGCGCTGATAGTTACACAATGCATCGGTGCACTCGCATTCACAATCCTTGTCCAGCCCCTGGTCAACAATGTCGTCGTTGATTTCTGAATTGAACACCAACGGCTCAATTCTGCCATCGCGATTAATTACAGATATGGTGGAAAATTTGTAATAATTATCGGGCAATACTATTCCATTTAAACGCCGGTCTAAAGTAAATAAGACGCGCTTCGTTTGTTTAATAGCCGAAAGGTTAAGTTCTGAAAAAACCTCTTTCGCCACTTCAAGATAGCGCCAGCGATAATTGCCAGTGACATCGCCTTCCCGGCTTAATATCGACTGCACAACCTCGTCAATGGTTTGAAATTGCCCGCTGTTAAAATCTTCCATTTGAATTGTTATTGCGCGGGAGCACCCTGCGCTCCTGCAGATATTGCTTCAGCAAGAAGCTTCATTACAGACTGGCAGTCCCCAGCCTGTATAAACTGTGCTATCTGTGCAACAGCTTGTCCCGGAATCATAAGGTCCTGCATAGCCCCCTGTGGGGCAGCTGCCTCGGCACCTGCTTCCGGATCGCCGCCATTGTATTCCCGTTGAATATTAACTGCCATTGTTATAGTGTTTGAGGTGAACTAATTTTTGAATTCATAGCCTGAACTACAGGGCTGCTATCGTCGCGCATGTCAACGGGCTTATCAATAACCCGCAGCACGACCAAAAGTACGTAATTAATAATCTCCCAAACGACATCTTCCGTGATATCTATATCGTCGTTGTCAAGAATGGCGACCATTTCCACCATTGAAACAGAATCATCTCCGAAAACCCTTATTTGATCTGCATATGCTATATAAATCATAGCGCCAGTATCTTCCAGAAATTCGGTTGTGCAATATAGATGTTCAGAGCCCGCAGGCGCTTTTGTAAAATTCCGATTGTAGTTTATTTTCCCTTCAGCATCAATAGCAGTCATTCGGAGTATGCCATCGCCATCTGGCATCCGCAGGATTTTATCGTTATCATAATCAAACTCTACGGTTTTACGCCCCCTGGCATCTTTGATAACTTTATATTCTCCAGGCTTTGAATTGGCAGTCAAAAAATGATAGATACTTTCACTTCGCTGCTTTTCGTCAAAATAGAATTTACGCAGCACAGAGCCCTTGGCAGCTTTACACATCTGGAGGAAATCCCTACGGTCAAGCTTCTTGCTGGATCTTATAACACCATTGTTATACAGCCCATTAAGAACATCTGCTACTACTATAATTTTCATTTGCGGGGCTTATATAACAAGTAATTAAGGTACGATAAGCAAAACACATTTGCAATCCAAATCGCCATTATTTTTATATTGATTATTAAAAGAAAATTAGAATCTATTCCAAAAATCAAAGTGGCTGGAATTAAAAACGTAAATATGCTCCAGAACGAAGCCATGCAAACAACGCAGGTGATAATTGGCTTGCGCAGGTATTTTGAAAATTTATAAACAGTTTCGTAACGATAAAAACTAACCGTATTTGAATGCTGATCATATTCAGTTTCCGCATTTAGATAAGCTGTTGCCCAAAGCTTCAGCGCATCCACCAGGGCAAACTCTTCATGGAAAACAAATGTATAGGCTCCCAGCGCATCGTTTTTAATTATAACTCCTTTTTTATAATACGTCGCCATCGGGTTATATTTCAATAGCTGTTCCCCAGTAAAGTAAATTTTTTCTGCCGTGTTCTGGTTTAAAAATTTATACAGTGGATAAAGAATCATTTCACTATCCGCATGTTTTCCATCGGGCAGTATATCCGTTCTCCCATAGGCTGATATATAAATCCCATTTATTAATAATGCCTGGGGGAATAGATAAACTAAAAATAAGAGAATTGCGATCAATAAATCTATCATTTTAATGGCTGCTTTAAATACCCTTCATTGCCCTGCTTTTTCAATTCATTGAGCTTTACCCGAAGCATGTCTGAATCATTTTCGCCAAACAAAGGAACTTCTCCTGCCCCTACAAGATTCCTTTTTAGAATATCATTTATAGCCGGATCGTCTTTTGCCATTAATAACTCCATGTCTCCAGCATCTATTTTACCAGAAGGATACGTTCTGTAATATGGATGCGTGTTTTGGTCTGGCACTTTCTTTGCCCAACCACCATACCAATCAGCATAGGAATCAAAACTCATCCATGCCATTCCTGATTTGTTGGCTTTATCCATGTCTGCCTTTGTTATTTTTACGCCATGCTTCCCGATTACGACATTAGGGTCATCTGTTTTTTTATAATTAGGCGAAGTGGATGGAGCACCTGGCTCGGTTATAGGCCTTTTTAGTAGCGCTTTTTCATAATATTCCTTTGTAAGCATAACTAAAATTTTAGAATAATCCTTCTTTTTTGAGAACGGCCATAGCATTACCAAGCTCACCATCACGAACATACATCGCATATAAAGTATTCATTGCTTTAAATAGCAAATCATCTGCATTAGTTCGCCATTCCGTTTCTACCGCACCTGGCATAGCTGGATCATAGTAATAACTATCATCTGTATTTACCCCATAGCCATATCTGTATATTTTAGGCTGGCGGATGTAATGTAATTCAATGAATGGTATATCATAGGGGCATACCTTAATGAAATCTGATTCAAAGATACACCCGATAGGAAATTCAAATGTTGGCGTTTTATAGGAGTGGTTGGTTATGTCGCTATACTCATCTTCCTCAACCATATCAACATCCCAGGATATTGCCTTACTTTTTTCCTGGGCATCCATTAACTGTTCTTTTGTAGGTGCTTTGTCCGGATCAAGCCCATCAATGACCATGCATTCCTTGAAGTCTTTTTTTACAAAAATACTAGCCCCAGCATAATGACGATAATCATCCGGCAATTCTGCCTTTCCAAACTTGACCGGCAAAAGAACTTGTTTTAAATACGGGCGAAGCAGATCCTTAATATATTGATTCTCTCCGAACACCTTTACTCCCTCAGTCAAGATAAACGAAGTCACAGCATTATAATGCGTATCAAACACGTTTGGCGGATAATACTGATTTTGCTCGGCATTAGCCTGGGCCAAAACCTGCCTTAACGTTCTGTCAAGTGTTTGATCGTTGGTTTTTGCTGCCATATTAACTATCTATCTCTATGCTTATCAAATCCGGAGAATTAATTGGGCCAGTATTGGTAAGCGTATATGTCCCAGCTGCTGTTATAGTAACCTGGCTAATAATAGTTACCCCGTTTTTAACGAGTCTCAAATATATAGGATATGCAGGAACGGTACCCGTCAAGGTAGCGCTTATGGTGCCTGAGCTTAACGATGCTGTATAATCGCTTTGAGTGCCAGCAATGGTCGCATTGTTAAATGAAGCTGGAATACCAGAGGCCGTTCCATTTCTTACATCGGTAAACACCATACCAAAAGAGGCATTCACACTGATATTGTTAGGCGTCGGACTTGGATTGTTTACCGTTACGGGCGATGTATATGCGCTGGCATATACTGGAGTAGTTGAGCTATCGCATATTCCGCTTCCTGTAACCAGGTAATCTCCATATAATCCTGCAATCAATGGAATACTGAATGTCCCTGTTTGCGTACCAAAATCATGGAAGTATAGTGAATTGCCGCCATTGGGATCCTGGACATTAACATGGATCTTAGTTTGAGCTCCAGCCAAGGTAGCAGTAACAGATATATTGCTTCCGGATTTGATTGCCGTAAAACTAACGGGGGCAGTACAGCCTATCGTTTGGCCAGCAACCCATGGAGAAAAGGCACCATTGCTGCATAGGCTCCGGACTCCAACTTCATATTGCGCAGATGGAAGGCCATTGATATCAAATGGCAATTGGTCTGGCGTTTTTGTTAGTACAGTAAACGAAGCGCCAGAGCCCAATACGCGATACCTGATATGAACCGAAACTGCGCCATCTACATCATTGGCCGCTATTGTAAGCTTTCCCATTTTAAATCAAACTTAATGTGAAATTGTTTGCTGAGCTACAGCATCCTGGCAATCGTTGCTAAAATATTTTACTATATAATCCGGCACATCCGGCACTCCGGTTATTGTTCCGGAAACAGTAGACCCAAACGGGCCGGTAAATGTTGTTTGCCCAATCGGCGTATTAGGAAATAAAGCATCATAGGCAACTGCCACATAATTGCCGGAATATCCTACTGCCGGTTGAAAGCTAATATTTAATGTCATAATAATTTACGTTAAAAATAAACATTTACTATCATATCTTAAAATGTCGTTTTGGTTAGCGTATTTGTCGAAACAACATAGTCAAGCTGTAGAACAGGTGAGCCTATACCAATTCCTACTGTGCCATTCGCACCCGCAGTTACGTTAGTAGAATAGCTGGTTACACCCGGTGAAGACACAGCCGAAACGCCAGGTATCATCAACCCGCCGCCATAATCTCCCATTACCAAGTGACCCTGTGTAACATCTCTCAATGCATAGGATCCACTTACAGCCTTAATAGAGTCACTTCTTCCCCTTACGATAAATGTAAAATGATCAATTGCGGGATATTGCGTAATAAAATACGCCATATTTACCCCAAATCTTCTTGTCGGAGGGCCGGATAGTTTATCAGAAGACAACAGATAACAGTTCGCCGGATCACGTCCATCGTCTGGAAACCGAAGAGGTCCACCATTTGCGGTAGAAGATACTATATTACCTGTTTCGGCTACACCTATAGTATCACAATAAAGACAAAGATCCGCATATACATCAACCAGGTAATCGATTAGAAGTGTAGAAATTAAAGTATCATCAATACAGAAACCATGCGCATTGGCGTAATCCTGCCCATTTGCCGCTATATCAGCCAGGGCCTGATCGTTTGCATTTGCCAAACTTATTAGGCTACTATAGGTACTGGCAGGCACTACATAATCTACTGCAGTTCCAGATTGCGGGGAAACACAATCATTTCTTGTAAAAACCTCGTGCTGTCTGTCATTATAATATACAGTAGGGGATGGCGTTGTATAATCGTGCGTTATGCTTGTGTTAGAACATGCTGCACTTACCCATACTGTATATTGGGTCCCAATCGCCAGCCCTGATATAACAACTGCAGGTACAAAATTACCGCTTGGAGACACCTGAAAATCGCCAACGTTTGTGTAGCTTCCGGCAATATCCGAATCAGATGTCACCCTGTACTTCACATTGACAAAAATATTTTGAACAACAGGATTGCCGAGAGTGACCGATGTTAAGGTTATTGCTGCCATTATGATACGGAACCCGTCATGTTAGTTACCGGCGCACAAGTGGCGCCAGCTGTAAATACTCCCGAAACATTAGTTGGTGATGTACATGCCGGAGCTGTACATGCTGCCACGATAGCACAGAATTGGGCAGACAGCGTACTATCTCCCGAGATCGCACTCAGTATTATTTTTGCAATGTCAGGGAAATAAAACCGCGCACAAGAATCATTCTTTAGCCCAAACAGCCCATCGGTAGATATTACCGTAGCCGTGGATGGCAAAAATGAACTCTTATACATTTCGCAACCAACTACCACAGATGTTATCTTGTTAAACAAAGCACATTGCTGAGCTATGACGGTAGATAGCAAATCGGAAACTGGAACGGTCGGATCAATAGCTGTCGTAACCACAGCACCGGTAGAATCAAATGAGCAGATGTTTTTCCCAGATAATCCAAACAAAACCTGAGTCGCATCAAGCGCACATATATAGTCCATTATCTGTGTAAGAATGCCAGACAAAGTGATACACGCTCTGTTAAATTGCCTGGTAACATATCCAGATCCAATTTGCAAGACAAGATCCGTTATTACATTTGGATTTGCATTACTTACTATACTCACAGAAGTAGAGTCCGCATCCAGGTTAACTGTAAAAGTTCCCAAAGATAGGCCATTGAGCCATGCTGAAATACCGGCTGCATTTGTCAACAGCAGGGTTGACGGCGCGGCATAAACCGTGCCTGCAATTTTTATCGATGTTACGATTTTTCCTGCAGGTATCTGTTCTACTAAAAGGTAATCACAATTTGTTATCGTAACAATACAATTGCTTGTTATACCGCTTAAATCCACGCCAGAGCCAACAGACCCAATTATTAGCTTTAATAATGCTGTTAGCTCTTCGCTATCCTGTATTTGCGTAAGCATAGTTAATGCCAACGCGGCATAATCAAATCCTATACTATAAATAGTCCCGTATTGAGAATCTACCCTTGTGATCGAAAAATTTGTATCATTAATGTCCTGTTTTGTGAATTGGAATATTTTTGATGATATAGTGTATTGCGTAACAGAACCAGCCGTAGAGGCCGAGACAGTAACACCACCAGCCTGGACAATAGCAATGCTACTTCCATCACCGCCCGGAGTAATTCGAGTAGGCTCTAATAATATAGGAATACAATTGCAATCGCAGTCAAGAATTTGCTTTATTTCAGAAACTTCTTTCGATGCATCTTGGCCGAGCTTTTCTTTTACCAAGGCAACATCCAATGGTATCCCAACCCTATCCAGTTTATCCTTGGCATCAATGCCCCTTTCCGATTTCGGGGCCTTGTCATAAACCTGTTTAGCATCATAAATGCAGCATAACACGCTGGATAATGACGACTGGCAATCGACAGAAAATTTTAAATTAGTAAAATATTTTATTTCTACAAACACGCTGTCCTCAAGATCGTATCGTGCTGTAGAAACGTTTTTAACCAAGTAGTCGCCGGTATATAAAACATCTACAACAAACGGCGTAAACTCAAATGGGACGTCACTGATTGTTCCTTGCGGATAAAACAGATTGCCAGATTTCGAGAAAGAAGCTGGCTGCTTTGATAGATAATTAAAAGGGGTCTGCTCACCTATTTTAATGGAAGGAGAATAGCAGTTTACGTCAGCATCCATTATCCCATTAACATAACCTTTATCAGTCAGGCCGACTGGAGGGCAAATGTTTTTCTGAAGCGGGATACTATAATCATGCCCATCGGAATCGCGAATAACGCCTGTTATATTCCACCAGCCAAAAGTATATTGCTGCGATGGTATATCAACATCTAAGGTTAATCCATCGGCAGGCACAATCGCAGGGTTTGTAAAATCGATATCCAATAACGTAATTCTTACAGGATCGGTTATCTTGAAACAAACGCCCTGGACATTCGTTAATCCACTTCCAATGAAAGTGGTTAAACCGGTTAGGTCAAAGGATATTTTTTTATCATAAAGCTTAAACACGGTAGTAAACCCAAAGGTTCCTATATTCGAGCTATTAATGTTTATTGGATTCATCCTGGATAATTAAAAAAATATTAATTTAAAAAAAGGCATTGGTTCCGGAGTTACCCATCATCCAATGCCCTCTGTTTGGGAGCAAATACTACCCGGCTGTAACGGATAGATTCTTTGGCGTAATTTCTCCCATTAAACTCTTAACGTCCGCAGCCGCAGCCACCCCCGTTTTCGTCATCGTCGCCGCCATTTCTGAATTGTTTTTTCATGGCCATTATTTTAAGGGTTAAAAACCTTTTGTTAAAAACTCTCTATTAAACCCCTTCCCTGTTTACGGTGATGGATATGCCAGTGGTGGTGGTAGTGGTAAGCAATATCTTGCCGCCCGCTGTCGACCATGTGCCATATGCGCCCAAAACCGCATCCGCAGTTGCTGCAGTTACAACGGCAGCTAAAGAAGCAGCGCCAGTAATAGGCCCACCTACAGCATCCCCATCATGGAATACATCCATACCATAGGTCTGCCCGCCAGTTAATGCACCAGGTGCGTTCGATGAATAAACTCGGGCGGTTTCACCGGTGATGATATCATTGCCTTGTGGGAACGGATCTTTATATGCTGTGAAAACATACGTAGATACACCAGTGCCTGAATTATATCCCGAACGCTGGAATGTTGCATCAGAAATGATCCACTGTGAATATGCAAGCATGAAATCCTGCATAGCAGTTACCGAACCGTCATCCACCCTGGTAATAGTATATGTGGCCACAATGGGATCTACCACTGACGGATAAACACCATCATAAACAGGAGTCACCTCTACCGGGTCGTCGCCGCAGCAGGCGCTCAGTGCCGTTGCAACCGAATCCACCGTGCCATCCAATAATATACCTACACCATTTTCAGTAATCCAGGTGCCGGTTAAAGCATCTGATTTCAGAGGATCGACAAAGGTAAGTATCCAATAACTGTAGCCATTCGGATAAATCCACGCTTGGCGCGGCTGCCCCGATACCAAATTACTATTAAAAATAGCTGCCGGGCATCCCCCAACGAATTCCTCGTTTTGGTATAATTTTTGAGCTGATATAAATGACATCGTTTTAGTTTTTTAAATTATTGTAAAAGTTCCAGTTGCTGTTCTGTTATTTCTAACACACGGGTATAAGCGGGATGGACTTCTGGCTCTAAGATATTGGCAACAAGATATGCAATCTTATCTGTATCTTTAATATCTTTTATTAAAAAATCAGAGGTTGTGCTGTCGCTTTTATCAAAAATTTCGCCGTCCGGGCCTTCAACTAAAATACGTTGATCAAACAGGGATTTTAACTGTACTTCAAAACGCGCTTTCGCATCGTTCACAACAGTCAGGATATTTTTATAATTATCTCCAAGCTTCTCTAAGAGTTCGCTAAAGATAACTTCATCCTGGGCCTGCGGATCAATGTCAAACATTTTGGCAAGGATCATAAGTATTGCAGAATCGCCTTCTGCAGCAAATACAATATCCTCAGCTTTACGTTTTTCACGCATTCTATCCAACTCGCCTGTATTGATTTTCTTGGCATCATAGATTTCAAAATGAATCTCCCTGCTATTGGGATCGCGGGAAATATTACTCCCGTTATAAGTATGGTGCTGAAGGAACTCGATAAACATCGGGTCGGCCCTTGCAACATCAAAATCATTTATTCCAATATCCAGGTTGATATAGGCGTTCATGGTTTCCTCTTCCGGACTTAAATCTACCTTCAATACATTTTTCTGGTAGTTTTTATCCAACGAAGGTTGGCCCTGAATATATCTGATCGAAACTAAACGACCAGCCTTATCACCCCATTTTAAAAATTTCAATTCGCCGGTTGGCACCTTTGTTTTTGAATCAACAATTACCTCAGCCCAAACCTTTGAAAAGTTTGGAATCTGAACCGCGCCAACCTGTAATTTAATTTTGGATGTTCTACCATCCGGTGCACCCGTTGTTGTGTTAAGATAGCCCTCCTCAGCTTGTGAGGGCTCCTTACCCATTACTTTAATAGTGAAATACTTATTCATATTAATTTTTTACCGCTAATTGTATTTGCCCAAACATTATAAAGATAGCGGCCCGGTTAAAGGCCGCTATTGTCAATTAACACCTTGATCTTTTTACAGCACCCCATTTCTGAACACCATATTGCTCCATGCCATAAGCTGTTTTAACGTATACGTTAAAGTCACGGCAACCGCGTTTACGGGTATCGTCTGTAAAGATTTGGTTTTCTTTCGCAGACTCGGCAGCTTCAATATTGGTATAATTTACTGGTGCTACATCGTCTCCGTTGGTATCTTTCCAACGGCAAGCTGGCATCATCAATGCATAAGCTTCTTGGTAAGAACCATAGCGCCTGTCATCAAACACACCGATTTTTTTCGGAGTAAATGTAAATTCGTAAGCGTTAAAGGTTTTGAAGTCATACCAACTGATATTACGGTCACCTTCTCCACCCAAACCAAATAATTGATAGTTTTTGCCAATTTCAGTTTCTTTGATCAAAGCTGCGATAGCGGCACTCCAATCCATGCCAAACTCTGCATCATGCAATAACATGTATTCAGTACAGCCACGGATTTTACGCAATGATTTTATCATTGACCAAAGCATGGATTTTAAAGAAGCACCATCAGATGGATCATAGAAGCGATTGAACATGCCTTCTGTTTCAGTAGTTGGCACTATCCCATTAAAGCCTGTTTGTGATACATCATCGCGTTGGCCCCATAAGGTATTGATTATTTTATTGTCCTTTAGGTTAGTCAGCAACTCTGAGGTAACAGGAACAATAGACCACATTTCAATACCTTTGCCAGTTACAGGATCAATACCCTTAAACAGTTTGAACTCTTTACCGTAAGCATAACCATCAAGCTCATCTTCACCCAAAGGAATCATATCTTCCCATTTCTGAATCCAGCCCTTACGCAGGATAGGTGGATTTTTCACGATACCGTGCCCGGTGATACAGTTACGGTCGCCTTTTTTGTACATCTTCAATGGGTCAGAAACCAATGTGTAAGTAGAGAACCTGGTAAGATCCAGAACTTCATTATTGATAGGGGTAAGGCCAATAGTATGTGAACCGGCAACTGTTTTAGTGATGCTGGTTATATTAACAACCTGGTTTAGCTCTTTAATGTAACCGCGATATCCTTTTTTAGGAACAGAGAACTTGCCGTTTTTAGAATAAGAGCTCCTGTCAAGCGACACAGTAACTTCTGCACCGGCAGCGCCAACAGCAGTGGCTTTTTGCAGTGAGGTAACCAGCGTTGTTGGCTCCTGGTATTCTGTCCAGTAATGCGGGTTGGTTTTAACCATATATTTACCCGGATTGATCAGCTGCTGCACTTCGGCGAACAAACCTTCAACATCCGAATCTTTATAGGTCATGATGGAGGTCTTCCTGAGCGACGGCTGCAACGCCATTTGCTTAAGCGGATCGTACCATACCAGTTCAGACTGGCCCTGCATAACGTCATCAATATTGAACGTTCCTGCATCTGTTGTAAATCTTTTTACTAAAGACATTTGTTTAAGTTTTTAATAGTTTTAAATTAAACCGAAGCGAATGATTGAGCTATCTTTTGGTTATCGGCATCGGAAATTTCAACTGACTTACTTTGTAGTATGGTTTTACTTGGTTCGGTAAAACGCTGTTGACTACCTTGGGCCCCTATTTTTTTTCCGGCATCCTTACCAACGCTATATGCTGTCCTTTCGACATCTTTGTAATGACGATATACCAACTCTTTTTCAGCCGCTCTTGCAATCCGCTCCCTTTGTTCGGGGGTGCCATTACCTTTAACAAACTCTGAAAACTCCTTAGTACCTATTTCATCAATCAAAGATTTCTCAATTGCTTTCTTGTCGGCTTTAGTAAGGTCGAAAGTAACCTTCTCTTCGCCTTCGCCAAACTCCCATTTATCCGGAATGGCCTTCTGTAGCACATCCTTCATCATGGCCTCGAAACCAGGGATAGCTTGGCGTTCTTTTACATCCTGGTCGAACTCGGCCTTAATGTCATCATACTTCTGTTGAAGTGGCCCCTTAATCGCATCGGCGCGAACCTTAATGTTTTTTTCGCCAAGGTCCTTAAGTGCTTTGGTTTCCGAATCAAGGTGATACAGTTCATTGAACTTATCTTTTATTTCTTCGCTGGTAACCGGGTCGGGGTTGCCGTCAATCTGGCGATCCTTATTTAATTCCTTGTATGAGGCCTCAAAATCTTTAAACACCAGATCATTGTCTGGCATCTTCATCATATTATGGTATCCTAACCAATCATTATTGGTGAATACTTTTTGCTCAATGGCAAATTTGGCCAGGTTTGCATTATATACTTCTGCTTTTTGGGCGCGTTGTTCTTCGCTTTCCGGGGCAGCTGGATTCAACTTGGCTTTTAACTCTTCTTCAGAGCTAACACCTAAATCCTTTAGAAACTGCTGCCTCATTTCCTGCTTCATCGTTTCTGTTGCAGTAAGCTGGTCGGCTTTCGTTTTTTCGTCTGCTTCCAGCGTGGCTATTTCTTCAGGACTTTTGCCTGGGTATTTAGCTAAAAGTGCATCGGCGGCAACTTTTTCCGCATCGATTTGTTCTTGTGTTTTCTCGCCGGCTTTAGTAAGCTCTGCTTCTGCGGCAATTTCATCAGCAGTCTTTTCAACAGCACCATCGCCTTCCGGCACTTTGGTCCTTTCATCTACTATGATTTCTGCTCCAGTGGGCTCAGTTACAGCCTTCCCCACTTCTTCAAGTCCTTCTCCAAATATCATGTTGTCTCCCGTTAATAAAATATTTTAGACCAAATCTATCTTTAATTTGCTGTTGTGATATATAGCTTGTATATTTATTACACTAATTCCAGTGTAATAAATGTCCAACAAGAACAATCCTGTATTAAAAACCGTTCACGGAGTTAAAATAAGGAGATATAACTACCCCCAAGTCATGTTCAATGAAGAGGCTTTCGAAAAGCTTATAGAGCAATCGCATGACACAGGACTTAGCATCCCGAAAATAATTGCGCACAAATCATTGCCTTGCCAAAAATGCGGCTGCGACAATATTACTATTGTCCTTGAAAAGGATGGAAAAATCAACAAACAAGATACTGGCACTAACATCATAGAAAAAAATGCGCAAAGACACTAAAGTTTTAGAAAAAGTAATGGTGCTTAAGCGTGACCTCGACGCTGACTGGACGGAAGAATTAAAAGGCTTAAATATCTGGATTGATCTTGAGGGGTTCTATAAATACATTATGTATGACCGGAAAACCAATCGCCGGGTAGCCAATACTATATTTACCTACATCGTTTTAAACTACGACGCCTCTTCTGATTTTTTAGAGCCAAGCCGGGATCGAACAGTTACGACCAGAAAGGTTATGGTGATGCTCGCAGGCCAGGACTCTTTAAAAACTGAGATATATCTTGAAGCATTATTGGGCGATGACCTTGAAACCGAGAATGGGAAAATTAAAGGCCCTATCAACAAAGTAAAAGGCTGGTATATTGACAGACAGAAAGACTGGCGTTTTAGCGACGTGGTAAGCGGGTATGAATTCCATGCCAAAGCAACAATGCTACTTCGCGAGGCCGACTCGTCTGAAAAGATGAAGGAGGCTGCCCAAGTAATGGAAATGGGCAACAAGTTGCGTTTAAACGCCGATAAGCTCTTGCTTGAAATCCAAAAGGAATATTCCGACCTTGATAAGGTATTGGATGATGAAGGAACTACCCCATTAACAGACCGCCTGGAACAAGATCATTTGAGCTTTGAACTTTCCATACTCAAAAGAAACAACCAGGCAAAACGAGCCCTGGAATTATCCAAGGCTCAATCAGCAAATTAAGATTTTAATTCGAAATGAGGAAAGTCAATTATCGTCCTCCAGTCACCACCCCAGGTGATGGGAATGCCTAATTTAGATCCGGTTTCCTTTATGTGGGCGGCGATAATTTTCAGATCCTTTTCATCATCATATTTTACTTGTCCATTTACAAATGGGTATAAATCTACGGCATGCCCATAGCCATCCGCTTTAACCTGGTGGTTTGATTTGTTTCTTACCCCGTCGGCGTTCGTAATAATCGGCCCTTTTTTAGTCCTGCCAGAGGCATAGTATTTTTGTTGCGTCGCCAACGACCTTACTCCTTCGTTGATCGTGAAATCAATAGGGCTATCAACTATAGCCGCAGTTAATACTTTAACCAGATTTGGATGAACACCTGCCAGTGCTAATTTACTTTTTGATCCAAATGAATACATAGCTTTTTATTTAAGCGGCAGCCGTTGCCGGCTTGCCGTGATGTTGTTCTGAATCCAATAGTTTTTGCTGTAGATGATTTTCAATAATAGCCTGCTGTGTACGGTGATCATTAATAAGGTTCTTAGTGATAATCTGCCCATGTAATTTAAGCTGGTTATCTATTTGAACTATTTGCGCTTCCAGCTTACCTTGCATTTGTTTGATCTCTAACTCGCTCGCTTTAGCAGCCCTAACCTCGCTTATTTTAAGACTGGATGCATATGCCTGGTCATCGCGCTGTTGCTGCCTTGATGCCTGTTGCGAATCAGCCATTTGCTTTTGTCCGAACCTAATCCAGATAGCCAGAATAGCATACGCGTATTTTACATTATCAATCATTTTAAGGAAAAGAACCTGATCTGGCGAAATAATTTGCGCCTTCGCCATTTCTGTAGCAGTATCGATAATATCTTTTTTCTGCTCATCGGTCATTTGATTTTCCATGTGCATGTTAAGCCTATGCATAGGAATATCTTTGATGGATTGCGCCGCCATTGTATTGGCGTTTCCTATCATGTCTTTAAGTTCTTTAAACCTGTCGCTATCGCCCTCATCAACAACATTCTTGACATAGTACATTAATCCTTCTGAAAGCGTAAGATAGGTGCTGATAATGGATTCCTCCATTGTGTAGGTAGCATTTGTGCTGGCCATCATAGCCAAGTTAATACCCCCGAAGTTTTGACGTGGCTGCGGCGATTGGCCTTCAGCAATTTCATTGAAACCAAGAGACTTGGTCATCATCTCGTATAAAAGCGTGATGATGTTTAACCTTTCCATTGCCGTGCCCAGTGAGTTAAGTGTTACCTTTTCAAAGAGCTTAGCATCCTGCACGCCTTCCTCACCGAGTTCATTGGTAAAATCAGCGACAGCACTATTCGTTTGCCGAAGATATTTAAGCACCCTCATTTTCTTTGCAGCAAGCTCTTTACCAGACGCTCCTGTTTTACCGTCATCAATATATTTCATCATGCTATTGATCACGGAATTAGACCATATAACACCATCTGACATAGAAGAGGAAATATCATTTTGGAATAGCTGCCAAAGCTTTACAATTTCCGGCATGAAACTGTGTTCAATCTGGGCAAATGAAAAAGTGTTCAGGCGATATCCGCAGTAGGTGCTTTTCGCATAACGGAAGTCATCTCCTTCGCGTACCTGGTCTTGAATAGGCCCGAACTTAAAGATGTATTTTGCCTGTTCTTTAAATGCTGTGGTACCACGCACTTCATAAAGTGTATCCAGTGGAATATAATAATGGGAGTACCAGACATTATAGTGCTTTTCTACCCGCTTTGCCCCTTTTTTTATCTTGGCATTCTCGGTAGGGGAGTAGTCTATTTTCTCTTCTTTGAATGCTTTATTTCCGGCACCATTGATATACTCGGCATAAACATCCATGTTCTGAGTCTCAAACTCATGGTACCCCAGGCGGATCTTTGCTGAATTGCGCTGAAAGGTGGTCAGACCATCATAGTCGCCGGTAACCCCATGAAAGTTCCGGTTTTTAATAAAGATTTCTTTGAGCATTTCATTGCTCAACTCACCACCGGCCATCTGCACGAACTGCCCAAAAGAGACATCAAACTCTTCAATCCAGATTGTATTGTCTGATAGGTCTGGTTTCACACATGGGCCTATCTTAACCTTGCCTGGGTCTTTATATTCAATAATCGGCCTGCCGGTTGTTGTGCTGGTATAAAACCGGCATAGGTGGGCATTTACGTTGCTGATGTCATCTATAATCCGGGGCTTTATTCCCTGGGAGAACTTATTGATGCTTTCAATATATTCTTTGATCGCAATCTCCATAGCTACCTCAACTCCATCCTTGTAAAGGTATTGGTTGTATATGGCCAGCTGCTCATTGCTGAATATTTTGGATTTAATAGCCTCAATGGTATCCATTGGATTGGAAGTAGCCGGCGATTGCTGAGCGCCGCCCTGCTGGGCCTGTGCCTGGGCTTGTTGCCCCTGCTGCTCCATTTGATTGATAAATGCGAATGGATCCTCGTCTTCCCGTAGTTGGCGAACACCAAAGCTCGGGTTGATCTCATTTAGGAAGTTACGCATATACTGCGCACCGATTATCTTATCGTTGTCTTCCTGCTGTTTAAGTTTTGAGAATTCATCTGCAGCCTTTACGACAACATTGATCGGCATTTTTTTTAACTGTGCCTTTTTAATGTTCTCCAGGTGCATGTATATCGGGCATGTCTGCCAGTTTGCCTTAAAGAACTCAGCTTTGCCACCGGCACCATCCGGTGTAATCGGATCTATGAATTCCTTGTATTTTTTTTCATCGATCTTTCCTTTTTCTAAATCGCGGTAAAATTCCAGCTTCTCTCTATCTACATATGGCTCTGAAACCATTTTGTTGAAGTAAAGAACCTGTGCGGCCCATAGTTCGTTCTTGTCCGATTTGGGGACAAAGTGCAATTCATCGTAATAAAGCGTTCTTGATTCGCTATTACCTCTGGTTGGATCTAATGCCACTTTGAATTTTTCTTTAAAATTATCAAAAATAAAACATCAATTCTAAAATATTTTATTACGGCAATTTACCGATGATATCACCATGCATGCAAATACTCACTACATCACCAGAAATTTCACGCTCATACAATGAAGCATAATCAACCACAACCATATCGCCAGGCTGCATAGGACTATCCGGATGAGAAAATAAAACCTGCCTTATAACCAACTCACCGGCTGTTGATGGAATTATCAGCCCGGAATCAGAACGATCAAATTCTCCCTCAAAATCTACATAGTTCATGAAAACATAAGGGAAGTTGGGTATAATTTCATTGCCCTTAATGACTCCAAATATGGTCGACGCATTTTTCAAGTCACCTTTGTTGTACTCGTTTACCTCAAATTTGGCAAACTTACTGGCAGACATGCGCTTGCTTTCCGTGTAGAACTCATTACGGGCCTCACAGCGAACTAATTTCTTTCCGCCAATATTAGATATCACTTTCCCGCCATCGGTGTCCACACTGTAATCTACAACCACCTCATCGCCGGGTTTAATCCATGCAATACCATCACCAACTGCAACTATTCGGGCAATACTCACTCCCTGCTCATAGTGCTCATCGTATAATCCAGATTCCGGCATAGCCAGCGACAACTTCATGGTTGCACCTGATGCTAACGTGATATCCTTATAGAATTTCCTGTCATGGTCATCTTTAAGAATTTCAACAATAGCATAGCCGGGTATAGTTGTATACTCCTGCATTATTGTTTGTTTTTATCCTGGCGGCTACGGTTATCAAATTGACCGGGGACGTATGGATCTTTATTTATTTCTTCTGTACAACTATCATACAATGCTTTTTGCAATTCCAAAAAATCTTCATCTTCTTTTTTGTCGGGTACAAGCTTTGTGAATTTTTCAAATTCCTCTATAGCCATTGGCGGACGCGGAGAACCGGCATATATATCCCCTTCACGAAGTACAGTTACTTCCCTGCCACCAATCATTAATTCAAATCCGTAATCACGTCCAAAGATTATTTTTTGACCAGGGAAAACAGATTTACAGTCGGGTCCGGCAACTATGACAATACCCTTGTTAGGTTTTTCCTTTTCAGTTTCAGGAATAATAACGCCCCCCGCTGTTTTATCTACAGTTTCGTCGCGTTCGATAAAAACCCTATCAAAAAAGGGCTCAAGTTCAAGTTTTGGTGTTTCCATGGTTATTTTAAAAATAAAGTGTTTAATGTATTATCAATGCCTAAATCCTCAAGCATTTCGTCAATCATATCTGTATAATTAATCCGTTCAAGGCCATGAACCATCATGGTATTAGCCATGAATAAATCTGATTTTTGAGTATTTGACGGATCGAATTCTTTCGCGGTTAAAAGCAAATCATCAAAAGGAATATCCTTTAACCTATCTATTTCGCCGCTACCGACTTTTGGCCGTTTGATCAAACTCTGGAACCTGTCAACCCCGTTTTTAATTACTTTCTGCCGATTGTCTGTCCAGAGACCATGAACCCCGTTGTATTTCTGATCAAAGTCAAGTGCTTTCATTGCTTTGAGATACTTGTAAACGGCATCCACATTTCGTTCATGGGTACCTTTGAAACCCCAGTACATGCAAGCTTTTAAATATTCGTAGTGGGCAGCATCCGGGTCTTCATCTCTTACATGGTACATGCCTGCATACATGCCCGCGCAGCTCCTGCCAGTTTTATCTACGTTACCGAAATAATCGAATTTGTAGGCGGCTATAATAGCTGACTTTGAAACATTATTTGAGGTAGTCTGCTTGTCGCCATAACGAACCGGGTCATAGCCTACAGCGCCCTCTGGGGATTTATTTAAGATTAGCTTATTGTCAAAGTCTTTGTACCAGCGATTGCTGCGGTCCTCATTATCGCGACGATTCTTTTTGGGATGTATCGCTACTAACCAGTCGCCATTATTTGTTGCCTCGAAGTGTATTTTATTATCGTTGGAGTCTGGATGAAACTTACCGACAGTATAAGGCTTTTCACGGGTAGTTAATTTTGTAATTACATTAATTCGTTCTTGAAGCCGTATGTTATCAAAAGTAGTAGTGCCGGTGGCGGTAGACATGGCCTCTTCTTCAGTCAAAGGTTTTTTACGAACAGCGTAGGTCCACTGCATTGTCCCTTCTTCGTATTTTGCCCTGGCTTTTAATATTCTTTCTTCGGCTTGGGCAATATTTATTTTTCCAAAACGATCGCGAAGATCACGCTCTGCGTATGCTGCACTTACAAACCATTTCCATAAACCACTTTTTGTAAATCCATCGGCCCCAACATTTCGAGGATCTGAATCTTGATATATTTTTATTCCGTCTGCAATTGCTTGCGCAACATCCTTGCTGTCTCCAAGCGTCGATAGAAGCGATATGGCACCTTTAAAAACACCATCGTTCTCGAAGCAGGGAAGTTGTGTTTCGAGAAACTCAAGGGGGCTAATACCCTTCCATTTCCAGATTTCATCTCCCGTGATGTAGCTCATAAAATAGGCATCGAAGGCGGAAACAACAGTAGGTGAAGTGATTAACCACCCATTTAAATATAACTTATCTAACTGAATGTCTAATACAGAATCCAAAGGCAACTCATCAGAAGATAGAAGCAATTCTTCTTTTGGCTTACGGCCATTTGGCTTATAATATGCACCTGAAATCCAAGACGGCCTTTGTACGTATGAGTTTATAAATGGATTAAAAAGTGATTTTTTGGTTTTCTTTTGTTCTATTGAGATGAACCCAACATGCCTATAAAAATCTTCTATTAAACGATGTGTTGCCTCTGTCAATTCACATGTAGTCTCCCCTACCCTTCGCCCTTTCGCTACAACAGATCCTTTACAAAATGGGCTTTCCCACCTTAGTTGCCTAAATAAAAAATCTTGTCTTTGATGATCGAGATAAAACGGCTGTTTACCTTCGAATCGCATGTAATTCAGGTGGTCGTAAAAAAGATTGTTTATATAGGTCAATTCGCCATTTATCATGGCATATACGCCTTCATGAAACCTTAGCCTTTCCTGGTCAATAAACTTAACCTGGTCTCGAATATGAGTTTTTTTAAAATTTGGAATAACCGTTGGTCGCCAAAATTGATCTGCCTTCTTTTCTTTAATAAACAAAATGTCCTCTTCCCTTGATGGGGGAGGGGGACATTTAAATTCATATAGGCCGCCTTGAAGCTTAACTATTTCTGACATACATTTCGCATAACGAATGTACTAAAATATTTTAGAAACCAAAGCTCTTCAAGAAGATATTGAGTTCCCTATTCCACCTACTATCATGCAATGCTGAGTGTTCATTGCTTTGTTTTGGAAATAAAATATTCCCTGTTATTTTCTTTATCGCAAGATCTAATGGGATCTTATTCAAATCATTGTATATTCCCATGGCGGGCTCTCCAATACATGCAATCATTTGCCCCCTAGTTGACATGGCGAACTCATCAAGGGTCTGTTTTAAATCAACACAGTACATAGGAAACCCTTCAGGCAAATCCATCATGGTGCCGAAGATAGTACATATCATTACCCAGTCGTAGTCGGCATAGTATGCTTTGAAAACAACTTCATTTTCTTTCTTCCATTTATCAAGTCCTTGAGACAATAAACCACCAAATGGAGCAAGATCATTTATTTCATTAAATGGAATAACAAACTCTTTGATATCATGGCTTATTGTCTGGATAGACTTGTAAATTGGATTTGGCACATTACCCTCTGGCCAAGGATCTTTGTGAGTTGGCTCCGCCATTAACGTGCGCGAAGGAAGAAGAGGTAGCACATTCTCTTTAACCCAATGATTGCACCTGCTACGGCGGAAATTCTTATTTATCGCATAATACTCCCTCCCATCATCGGTTACTATACCTACGCTGATAAGCTCTATGCTCCATTGGGGTTTATTAAATGATAGCCAGCCGGGCAACCATGATATAGGCTTGAAGAAGCCTTCGCTGAATTCTGTGTCGAGATAGTAGTTTCTTATTTTCATGACAGTCTTTTAAGTTGGCGTTTAAAATAGTTAGTTATTAGTTCTTTTTGATCCGGTGTTAACTCATCCATATCGGGCTCAATAACAGAAAGCAATGTGCCGATAACACCCCATTGACGAACCTGTGACAAAGTGTTTAAGGACTCGACAATATCATCTATTGACAAATCCAGTTCAACAGTTTTCTTTACTTGTACCTCAATGGTTATTTTCTTTTCTGGCATGATTTAAATTTAATCTCGTTTTAAATCATAAGTCATTTTTTGCCCCGCAACAATAGCCCTCATCACATCTGCACATTTCAACCATAACACTATGGCCTCCATTTTTTCATCAAGTGTTTCGATATAAATATCATCAAAGCCGAACACTATTGTATCCGTAAGAAACACATCTCCATTATTCATTTGAACTTCAAACATTGCTACTCCTCCACTTTATCTAAAATTTTCCCAGTACCCGCAGCCAGCTTTATCACCACCTGCCGCCAGGCATTCTTTTGATTTACATTAAGATCATCCCAAACTGGCATGTAGTTGCCAGGTGCATTCTTTTTTGAAATTGCAACCGCATAAGTCTCATACGCTATCTGGGCATTTTTATTTATTTCTTCATTTGGTAAATACAAATGTTTTTTTCTATCTTTAGGTTTCATAATTATTAGGCGGTTATTTTTAGGTTATTCATGGTGAATGGAAGGTGGACGTGATAAACCCACCTTTTTTTATTTTATATTGAGCAACAGGCACTCTGTAGTTAACATCAACCCGGCTATTGACGCTGCATTTTCCAACGCCTCTCGTACTACTTTTGTCGGATCAATAACGCCGGCAGCAATAAGGTTTTCATATTTATCGGTACGTGCATTGTAACCAAAGTCACTTTCACCTTCAAGTATCTTTTTGTGAACCTGGCTGCCGTTAATACCTGCATTTTCGCAAATCTGAAATAGGGGAGCCCGCAAAGAATTAATTATAACTTCAACGCCCTTAAATTCATCTGAAGTATATTCTGATTTTAATTCTGCATACTGAAGTGCCCTTATATAAGCAATACCTCCACCGGCAACTATCCCCTCTTCAACTGCTGCCCTGGTAGCATGTACTGCATCGTCGATACGGTCCCTTTTTTCATTGGCCTCAATTTCGGTTGTGGCACCTACATATATTGTGGCTACGGATCCGTCCAGGTTAGATACCCTGGCTTTTAACACTGATTTATCATCGTCGCCGTGCGCAGCTTCGATTGCCAGTTCAAGGTCCTTTACGCGGGCGCTGATTAGTTCCGGATTGCCTTTGCCGCCAATAATAGTTGTGCTATTCTGGTCAATGATAATCCGGTCGGCCTGGCCCAAGAAAGAAAAGTCAATCTTTTTTAATGCAACTTCATTTTCATAGGCAACTTTACCTCCAGTTACATAGGCGATATCCTCCATGATGTGGTGACGAAGATCTCCGTAGCTGGGTGCGGTAACCGGCGCTATTTGCATGCCATCTTTTTTATTAACCGCAATTACATTCATAGCGGCAGGATCAAACTCATCGGCAATAATTACGATTGGTTTTCCTGAATTTAACACAAACTCCATGGTGCCAATGAGCTGCTCCATGGTACGGACTTTTTTATCATATAGCAATATCCATGGGTTATCAAACTCGGCGGTTTGCTTTACCTGGTTGGTCATGAAGTGCTGATGGATGAGACCCTTGTCAAACACAAAACCCTTTGAGAATTTAAGCTCTGTTTTTGAACTACTCGAATCCTCAACATGAATAGCGCCGTATTTTCCAACCTTATGCATGGCTGCAGCTATCATTCCGCCAAGTTCTTTGTCGTTGTTGGTAGATACCATGGCCACGTTAAGCAGAGTTTCCTCATTGCCATCTACAGCGATGCTTTGAGATTTTATATGATCAACAACTGCGGCTACTGCCATATCAATGCCGCGCTTCAATGCCATTGGATTAATGCCGGCAGATATCTCTTTCAAGCCCTCTTCGAAGATAGCCTGGGCAAGCACCGTCGCCGTTGTGGTACCGTCGCCGGCGCTTTTAACCGTTTTTATGGCAACCCCTTTCATGAGCTGCACACCTACATTAACCAGGGGATCTGTTACCTCAACATTACTGGCCACCGTAACTCCATCCTTTGTAATCATTGGCCACCTGCCATCCCTGTCAATAACTACGTTACGCCCCTTTGGACCCAGTGTTACCTTTACCGCATTAGCTACAGTATCCACTCCCTGCTTTAATAAGTTGCGAGCGTCTTCGTTGTACCTTACTTCTTTGTTCATATTATTTGTTGAAAAATGGAATAAGCTTTTTACTTATTCCATTTGGTTAGATAAAATTAAGGTAAACTATAATTACGCAGGCTCCAAATTGTCGTCAAAGTACTTTTTTGCAACATACCACTGATCTGCGTGGTTTTTGGGATTACGGGCAACATAGCCCCCCTCAAGACTGTCGAGTTTTTTATCCTCATCAGATACACTAATACCTGATAAATCTTCACCTACTACATACGGCCTCATTTCAGATAAGCCTTTTCTTTTGTACTTTTTAAATGCATCCATGATTTTTGTGTTTATATTATTTGTTTGTAATAAAATATTTTAGGAAACTACCGACCAATCTTCCGCTATTAAATCGGTTTGTGAAGGTACCCATCCATTTATGATACTGCCATCAACAGATTTAAGGCAGAAATAAGCTTTGAAATCTATAAAATCTGAACTCGATGCAGCGAGATCGTCTTTTACAGACTGAGGCAATGATTTTACATTTGGAATAAAATCAACCCTTAAGTTATCAGCTGGCCGCATAAAGGCATACATCCCCTTTCCATTCCAACCTTCTCTAGCTACTTTCTTATTGGCCTTTAATGCTAAAATCGCAAATTCGAAGCCTTTTAGACCATAGGTAATAGCCCAATCTTCGCGCATAATATAATGTGCGTGATTAGGTGAATCTAAAATATCGCCAGTCCTGGTAAATACCGATATTTGGCCATCTGTATTTTTGAACCAATGTCCAACCCACTCAGGAAGCTTTACATTTGCTCCGAGATCTAAGGCCTGCATTGCCTCTGAATAATTCATTCCTTCTGTTTTCATATTAAAATCTAATTAGTTGTGAATCTGACCGGCAATATAAAGGATGCTTTGGGCTGCCGTTTTTATTTATGTGAAGTGCCCATGCTTCAGGAAACATCTTTTTTAATTCGTTATCCCTTCCAAGGACATTAAAGTTACCCCAACAAAAGACAACCTTTTCAACAGAGTCGGCAGTCATAGTTAACCACCAATCACTGTCTGGCAAATTACCTTCTTTAATATTTAATTTCTTGGGGTCGGTACTGATAAACGTAAATAAATTCATCATGTAAAACCCGCCGTAGCCCCAGCCTTTAACCATTGATCTTATTCTACGGATAGTCGGATCATCTGTTTCAGAATTGGCAGTTGAGGGATTAAGCCCTATAAACATTATCAGTGGCTTTTTTATATCCCATATACGCGCTAACATCATGCGATGTTTACCGCATGGACTGAAATGCGCAACACTATCTTCAAATAATCTCATAGTTTATTATTATTTATTCACGATATGACCATTTCCTGCCAGCACATGTTTTATATATTCCTTTGATGCATTTTCTTATACTGCTTCTCGTCGCTCCTGTAGCAGATGCAGCCTCAGTGACAGAATCGAATATTTCACCTTTATCTGTCTGAACTTTTACTTTTCTGGCAGCAGATAATACTTTCATCTTTGCTAACCATTCTGGATTTTTAGCCAAATCCTGCAACATTTTTTTATTCTTTTCCTTATATTCTGGAGTATCACGTAGTATTTTTAGTTTCTCTTGAGCCTTTACGCCATTGATACCCCCTTGAATGCTTCTTTTAGCTCTCAATTCGTCTGTATATGATCTTATTAGGCCTTCATGATGCTTTTTCTTGACATATGGGTTTGTTATTGTATTGCCCCCTGTAGTTGATGCTGAAAGATTATAACAATTTTGCGGTTCAGCTTTTAAATAATAATCTAAGAATATTTTTTCCTGAGACTTTACATTTTTTTTATCATCAACCCTAACAATTATTTCAAAAAAGAAGAACTGCTCTCCGTATTTATTCCAAGATGCTTGAAGTAAGTCATTTTCATGTATACCTTTCCGAAGACGCTGCCAATGCTTGACCTTCCTACTGCTAAATGAAACAGAAGTGCCTCCAATATAGACCATTGCTGTAGCCCAACACTTTATCTTATAAACACCAAATCCATCCAATGACTCCATTAAAATTATCTAAAAAACAGTTCGTTAACCTGTAATAACGTAAGTGAATTTCCTGATGCTTGACGATGTCCGCCTCCGGAATATATTTTTGATAAGGCAGAGCAATCTATGTCTTTAGTGGTATATATTGACATTTTGCACTCTGATTTGGTTACTCTGAATGGTATCATCAAATCATGTTTAGCCTCGTTGTAAACGCTTTTAAAAGCGTTTGAATTAAAGGCTGCACCATTTATGCAAATTGCCCTATAGCCATGAAAATCTATCTCAAATGCCGACTTTGCCACAAACTCATCAACCATTCCTTGATACTTCAAAATTGCATGGCCTTCCCGGACAACATCGCGAACAAATTCATTATCCCTTAAAATACTGTAAGGGAATGTTTCTGGTGATGAACAGTGAACCCTCATGCCATATTGGAAGGGCAGAATATCTGTTTGCCAAAAGTTTGTTTTTTCATTGCGCCAGGTATCATATTGACCCAATAAAGATATTGCCTCTGGCATGGTTCTGTCGGGAAAGAAATATTTCCAGGCTATTTCGCAAGCTGCTACACCATCTTCCAAAATAGCCTCAATATGATCATATTCTTGAGACTTAAAGTTGGCGAAATCATTAATGGAAGTTTTGTGGTGATCTATCCAGGTGAACTTGTTTTTTGAATGCCGGGCAAGCCTATACATATCTGCCATAGGCAACGAAACGTCAAGCATAACAACTGGCTGATTAGGTTCTATAAAACCCCATGGGAACGGCTCGTCATAGTCGTACCCAATAAGTATTGGTTCACGGTTATTATCGCGTACCGCCATTGCAGCAATAGCGCCACTGGTGAAACCATCTAAGTCTCTCGAATGATATATGATGTACATATTTAAAGTTTGTTTATTTCGGCTTGTAAATTCTGGTAGTACTCCCAACCTAGTTCATGTACTCTGTAATCCGTTAGATCGCCATCGGCTTTAAACCCAGCAAGAGTAACAGGAACTGAATCAGAAAAGTCAATCAAGATTATCTTCTCATTATCTACATTCTCTACCACCTTTGTTTGGGATATGAAGTCTGATAAGTTGCTATACATAATTTAAGAAATTAGTTTTTTTAAAATAGTTGGATGGATAAGAGCCCTTTTAATTGGCTTGAAATCTGCTAATCCATAGGTCGGCTGCAACCAAAGGCCCGGAACCTCCCCGCATCCATCCTTATCTGCCCGCGAACTATACACATGAATTTCTCCAGAATGAGTACCATTGCTTTCTACAGCAGGATAGCAAGCACATCCCCAATACTCATTACGTTTTCGCCCGTAATTATTTGCTGGTGTCCAGTCCTTTTTTAGGACATATCCAAGATAAATGAATTGTTTACCATTGGTTAAAATCGTGCCTTCTTTATAGTTAACCTCATTATAACTGGATTCTTTTTTTACTGTATTTCGCTGATTTACAACAATCATATCATCTGTTAATCCGTGATATGAGGCTTTAAAATCTCCATCATTTTGCCAATCACGAATAGCGGCATTTACTGCATGCGTACGGAGATGGGCTTGATTTAATTTTGGCCTCAAAACTCTGCTTATCGCAATGATAGAATCTATAAGTCCTACTATTATACCCTCTTCTGTTCTGCAATCTGTTTTTGTTGTTTCCATTAATAATTAAAGATTAGTTTATTCATAACCTTAGTTGCAAGCTCAATTCCTTTTGATGTAATAGTATATGCCAGTTTTTGCCTGACCCCTCTGCGCGATAGATACCCATCGTTATAAAGCTCTAAAAGGGCCCCTGACAAGTCCGCCCGGTTGCTTGTATATGCGTGCCGAAAGGCTATGCCATAAAAATCTTTACCAAACTGCTCTCCGCTGAAGAAATAAAACAATGCGTATAGCTTAGGAACTGATAATTTAAAATCTATAATGACATCTTTTTTATGTCCTTCATAATGAGCAAACATGCGCATCAAGTTATTCAATGCACGGTAATATTCCTTATATTTTGTTTCACGCTTAGATACTTTTTTAGGATGAGCCGCCTGGATTAAATTATTTATATCAGAGCATTTGACATGGGCCATATATTGCATCGCCTGCATTAACTCCTTATCGCCCTGTACGAATAATGAATGAACTCCCATTTCATCAAGAAGTTCACTATTCTTTAATCTACCTGCCTGGGCCTGTATAGCCGCCTTAAATTCTTTAGCTGAAACTCCACCATCTGGTGCCTCTGTTGCAATTATTATCTTATGCTTAAAACATACTGACAATAAATACATCTTTTCAGTAAAATTTAGCTTGTCAATAACATAGATTCCATTCTTGAATATCTTGAATTTCAGCTCACTTGGAATTAATTCAGATTGCTCTGGAGTAATTTTATTCAATAGCCCATATATATGATCATCGAAATTTGGTACATAAATATCAAGATTTCTAATGTTTCCGCCACGCATAATTTGTATCTATTTGCTACACTAATTAATAAAATTATGCTTGCCTAATTTTATTAATTGCATAAGTAAAATATTTTATTCTGGGGTAGCCTCAATAATCTCCACCGCAAACTCTGCATCTGGAACTGTCATCTCCACCAGGTACTGCACATTGAACTTCTCGCAAGCTTTCCTTACCTCTTTTAACTTTGAACCTAAGTCCTGGGCATTAGGTATGATGATAAAGTTTCCCCCATTAGGATTAAGCGCCAGTTGTATTTCGGCAGTGATACGAATCTGTTCGCCGGTACTCAGGTTGTCAGCAGAGAACTCTCTGCCGTTGTACAGCACGATTAAGCTTCCGCTCTTGTCTTGACCTATCGACAATTCTTTAAGTGGCAGAGCGGCCTTAAAAAAGGCATCGTTCTCTTCGCGCTTAGCTTTTATCTTAGCGTCAAGGTCGTTCCATTTGGCATCAAGCTCAAGCCACTCTTCATATGCATCAACTCCCTTTAAAAAGGCAGCCTTCTGAATACCGAACTCAATAATATCATTAAGGGTATCAGTGTAAATTTTATCGGCCTCCAAAACTATTTTGGCATTTGCCTGTTCTATTTTGGCCAGGTCAGCAGTGACTTTATCGTATGCCTTTTTGGAAAGCAGTTTCTTTTCCTCCTGCTTTATCATACCCTTCGCTTCCGCTATTTCAGTTTTCTTTTCGCCTAATAGCTCTTGAAGTTTTTTTATCTGTTCTTCAATGTCAACTATTTCGGTTTCTGTCATTCTTATAGCTTGGTTTATAAGATCGATTTCAACAGTAGAATCAACGTGGGCATCCAGCTTTGCCTTAAGATCGGCAACCGGCTTTTGGGTGTCCAGGTGTTTTTTCTTTGCATCCTCTGCCTCTTTTTGATCACGTTCCTTATCGAAGTATTCAGCACGCTCATCAACAGTATCAAGATCAATGCTATTCCACAACTCTTTTTTAACCTCGCGTTGAGTGCCGATAGGGCCGCGCTCCTTTTCCCATTTGGTTATATCCTCCTGGTTCTTATCAATAACATCGCCGCCAATGGCATCGCGCATGTACTGGTAGCGGGCAGTAGGGGATGCCCGCTTGTTGAAATACTCATTGAACTCAAATTTGCTATGAGTGAAAACATTATTGAACACATCGCTCATAATATTTTTTAGGCTGAGCTTGGAGTTATCCGGGCCGCGCACCTCAAACCTGCCATTATCAATGGTTCCGTCTTTCCTACGAAAGAACTTCCGGATTACAGTATATGTTTTGCCATTGGCTGCGGTATAATGAGATTTGGTAAAACCCTCATCCTTTCCGTCAGCTAATGGGTTTGTAGGATATCCTCCCTGGTCAATATGCGCAAGGATAGCTTTTGATAGCGTTGTTTTGCCAGTACCCGAATCACCGACAACAATCATTGACTCGCCATTTGGATTGATTACTAGATGCTCGTGTATCCCGAAGTTAAAGAGCTCAATTCTTTGAAGTCCGATATTTTGCATGGTTTTGGTGGTTATTTGTTTTCAGGAAAAATGATAGCATCAACGGCGGCCCAGTCAACATATGGGCGAGAAGAGAAATCAAGATTAAATAATAATGGGCAGCCCAAAGCTGCGTCGTCAATATAAGTATGGCAATAAGCTTTTGGCGATGAAGTCCATGCCTTTTGTGTTGGGTTTTCTTGAATTCCCCATAGTGGAATATCCCTGTCTGAAAACCATTTTATAGCATGATCCAAGAAGCTATCGGCCCCGCATTTAATTAATGTAGGATCTTCTATAACCGGAGACTCTGTAGTATTACTACGCATCGTCCATAAAACAAGCTTACCGCCTGCAGCGACTATCTTTTTTAGGACATCAACAGCGCCTGGACAATCTTCTCCCATTTCAGGAAACGCATGATTAACACAGGTACCATCGAAATCAATGCCAAATATATGGCCGGGCTTAAATGAATGGTGCATATATTTTAGCTTAAGTTTTTTAGCATGTATTGCTTGTACTGATCCGCATACTGGAAAATCAATTCAGGAGTAGCGTCATGGCGGTTGGCCCAATATTGAAGAGAATACCGCAGCGCAAGCTCACCTGGCGTGCCGGTTATTATCCTGGTAGTAGGGCTGGGAACGTATTGATCTGGTGATGGGCTTTGAATATCTTGATAAGTAGCCTGTACGGGATTAACGGCGTTTACACCAAGGGTATGAAGGGTTTTCGATACGCTTTTAACTGTGATGTTAATGATATCGCCCTCAACAAAGGCCACATTTGTACTTGCACTGCATATCTGGCCATCATATTCCTCAAGATCATCAAGCTGAAAACGAACATGGTGGCAGTACCACTGAACAGCTGGCGTAGTTCTTGTATTAAGATAAGAGTCAGCATTAAGCTTTAACTCAATTACGCTTACGTCGGCAGTAAAACCCTTTAATAACGTCTCCATTACTTTGATTCGAAATGATTTTCAATGTCAAACTCTTTTGACCCTTTGGTCAGGATGATACTTAATATATCCCCTTTCTTTGGCTGTTTAACTCCTTTTGCAATAGCATATGCATTAAGTTTATTGCACAAGGTATTAAATGCTGATATAGCAGATGTGTTTACCTGCTGGCTTAATACTGCTGTTGTTTTTACTTCCGGCATTTTTTTATTTTTTATTTATCAAATGTAATATTTATTTTTTTATTTCAAAATGCTTTTTAAAAATTATTCTTCAAAAGATGGTAAATATTCCTTGATGAAGTTGATCGACTCAACATTTATCTCTTCGCCATTTTTATAGTACTTGCTTAGCAGCTTGAGCGCATTACGCACATCACGGCCAGACATTGGAAACTTAGCTACAATTTCTTTAATGTTTGGAGCTGGCATATTAACTCCAAATGCGGGAATATGCGTTTGCCAAATTTTAACCAGGTTCTCAGGTGATGGATTATTGTAGGGTATAGCAACTGTTACCCTGGACATGATTGCCTCATCTACGATATTTTTCCTATTGGTGGTAAGAAATAAAATCCCATTGTAATATTCAAGCAGACGAAGAAAGGTACCAACAATGGCATTCTGGATCATATCCTGGCCGCGCTTGTAAACATAGGTATCCGCCTCATCAATCATTAATATACAACTCCACCTTTCAGCGCGGCGAAGAACCGCAGATAACTTCTTTTCTATATCATCAACATCTACTCCCAGTTGAGATGACTGGATCTGATATAGCGGCTTTTCTACATACTCAGAATATATTTCGCCGGTCAAAGTTTTACCGTTTCCAGGAGGGCCATATCCCAGAATAACGAGCCCTCCAGACTTGCCTTCAATGATGTCCTTACCCTCCATTTGAACTTCCCCATCGACCAAAGAATTAATCAAGGTTTTAATACTATCATCAACTATTAATTCGGATAACAGCTTTTTATTATAGACATACTTATCCAAAATAGAGATATGGCATGTCACATCCCGGTGCTTCGTGATATCATACATCTTAACATAAAGATGATAGGGCAGGTAGTTATAACCGAACTGTGGGGAATTATATGTAATGGGAAAACCTTCGCCTGCCTTCTTAACTATAAACTCGTCGACAACAAGCTTACACATTTTCTTTTCATCATAAAAATCAGTTGCCCTCGATGATGCATACCAAGTACTTCCGCTGGTAAATCCCTTACCCTCCGATGTATACTGATGTCCCACCTTTGTTAATTGAACATCTTGCCATAAATCATAGTGCTTAACGTAATCCTCTTTAAGGTCCTCGGTATTATAGAATATGAGTTTATTAAATAAAATAGCCCGCAGGCCCAAATACTCTTTCTTTTCAACCTTGTCCAATTCTTTCTTTTCACTCTCATCGGCATCAAGTTCACGCAGATCACTTTCATCAATGTCAAAATATCCCGATGTTTCAATATTTACAGCTGCCCCTTTTTTAATAAAGTCTTTAGCATAAAATGATATATAAGTACTAGAACTCTTGCCTTCTCCATCACCTATTGCTCCATAGACAAGGTTTAATCTAATATGCCGTGGACTATCTTTTCTCGCAGGAATATTCTCCACGCCATTTGCCAGGTAAGGCAATAAAACACCATCCGAACCATTTCTCCAAAACCATTTTGTCTTTTGCTGCATAATAAACCCTGTCAATGAAATCTTAAAGGAGTCTAATGTTTTAATTACTTCCTTTTCTGGATTTTCAGTAGCCTCAATATACCTGGTAATTTTATCTACAACTGATTTTGGAGCCAATGACCTAACCTTGAAATATAGGCTCTTAACTTCCACAACCTCCAATTCAGCAAGGTTCATTTTAAAAGTTTCGATATCATCCATAACGGATACCGGCGAACCAAGCTTACTTGATATACGCCAGTCACCTTTTATTAATTTCGTTTCTTTGAATAACCTTTTTGCCAGGCTCAGCTTAATGTTTACTATCATGTGGTGGTTTTATTCTATTAATTTAAGGCCGGCAGCAATAGCCTGTTCCATACTCATTACATCATGAACTATGTGGTGGCAATGCCAGCATGTCGCCCGCCAGGTTGATTGAACTAAAAAATATTTTGAACGAGAAGCGCCGCTGTATAAATGATGGACGGCAGTCGATACACCTACACACCCTTCAAGCTTTAACTGACACTCAGAGTTATCCTTTACAAATTGTTTAGCAGCGGGCTGGTAAACCTTGTTTTCCCGCTTGCGATTATCCGACTCATTAGCTATGGGAGTAGTTGATTTTTTAATTGGCTTACGCTCTTTGGGTTTCCATTCTCCAGATGCTATCGCAGCAGCACGCTTCTTGCTAACTTTAGGGATAACATATATCTTCTTTTTCTTTTCGGGCTGATCAGATTTAAGCATGAGTAAGCAGGTGTTTTAACTTCTCTACTGTGTCGATATCATCATATTGCTCCAATGCGGCATAGCCCATAAAATATTTAAACCGGGTACCATCCATATAATATAATCTACCCTTTTTAAATGGCATAGATACTCCGTCGCCTTTTCGGTTTACAAACCCAAGGCTTAAAACTATTTGTTCATTCATGATAATTATTTTAAAACATTGTTAGTTGTGAATCCTTTAACTCCTGAATGTATTTTTCTCGGTTAGCTTTATTCTGCCAGTATTTTGTACGGCATTCTATGATGGGTATATACTCAGCCTCATTTTCAATTAGCACTATATCTACATCCTCGAATGCTGCAGCACAACCGGAAGTGCCCGAGCCTGCAAATGGATCTAATGTGCGGCCACCTTTTGGAGTAACCAAGCGAATTAGCCAGCGCATGAGGGAAATTGGCTTTATTGTTGGGTGCGAGTTAGCTACTTGAATCTGAGCAGATGGATCATGCTTACAGTCGCCGCATTCACAAACTTGTAGTCTTAACCCAGAAGTGATGCAAACACCATTGAAGCTCCTTCCCTTTTCATTTGCCACTCCGCCTTTCGCCGGAACCAGACTTTCACACCCAGCATTTCTCTCTTCTTGACTGGACTTAGCGCAGTAGAAGAACCTGGAAGCGCCGCCGCTATCACCAAATCCGGTCACCTCTTGCCCTGGCGCGTACTGCCCATAAATATTATTGCCAGCGGATCTCAAGCCGGAAGGCTTGCCGGAAGTTAACACACCGGTTTGCTCATCCATTACACTCCCCATGAATGGATCAAGAATAATATTAGCAGGGAATCGGCCCAAGGCATTAGCCTCAATGTTTTTCCGCCCTGAAATAAGTTTACTACCAACATAATTTCCGCCCATAATATTGGTGCCAGTACCGTATGTTGCAGAAGCCAAATCATCCTGGCTAACAAAGTCAATTCGGCATTCATCAATATTAATGCCGCCAGTACCATATTTCAAAACATTTTCGGCAACAGTTAACCCTTTTTGAATTGGCTTTCTGGCTACACATATAGGTTCACTGGCCGGCTTGAGCGCAGTGCCATATCCGTCCCATTGCTTAGCTGCATCTGTGGCTGCCTCGGTAATCTGTGGAACATATTCGCGCCCATTATCCTTAATCCAAGAACCTGTTTTATCTTGATCAGCACCAGGGATCATTCGCTTGACCGCCTTTCCTTCACTTACAACTTTTCTTTCAGCCCCCGCTTCCTTATCAAGGGCTTTAGATATATTTAGGCTTTTCGGAAAGCCACTGCCATATATCCAGCAAATCATATCTCGAATTTCAAAACCGGCAAGCCTAATTGCCATAGTGCCCCAATCATAGGTCCGGGTACCAAAAAAAGACAACAGATACCCGCCCGGCTTAAGCACCCTGAATACTTCTTTCCAAAACATCGGTTGGGGCACAAATGAGTCCCATTTTTTACCCATAAAGCCAGAGCCCTTAACTTCCAAATACCCGTTATCAATCCACGCCCGCAACATATCTAAGGCCTTTGGCTCAGCACCAAAACCATAAGGACTATCTGTTACTACACTATCAAAGTAGTTGTCTGGGTACCCGCGTAGTACTTCGATGTTATCTCCGTACTTTATGATTATTTCAGATGGCATCAATCTACTTTTTTAAGTTTATTAAGCGGCGGGAAGCAATACTCGTAACTTACCCATAGCTCTTTGTATTTATACATTTCTTGATCATAAGGAATAGGCCACATCCTAATTGTTCCATTATCAAAGTCAACTGCTGTAATCAAACACTCTGTTCGTTCACCAGTTCTTTTGTTTACAACATCGTAAGGCATTGAATGCTTGAATGACCTACTCCTGAATTCCTGCTCAGTCATTTTTATTTATCCTATCAAGATATTCAACTGTTTTTTTTATAGCTATAGATGGTGACAGTCCGCCGAAATCGATTAAATCAACCCCATCTTTAGCAATAAAAACATTCGTATTCCCTTCACCCCAAAACTGAATGCTTATTTCATATTTTCCAGCATATACTAACATTTTATTATATGCTTCACGCTCTTTTAAAAGTTGATCGATATTTGAATACGCCTCATTAAGCATTCTTTCTGCTTGCCCTTTTATTGTCATGTCTTACTAATTATTAAATCCCCGCAGTTTCGGGAACGGGTTGTACATTAATTAATTTCATCAGTATAGCTGTTTTAGCTTTTATATATTTTAGTTCTTCTTGTGGTGGGCATTTAAGCATCTCCAGGCGAGTTAATTCCTGACAGAAGAAACAGTTCTTCTTATCGCATAAGTGGTACTGGACGCTGCTTGTAGGTTCCATGGCTAAAAGTCAAGTTGAAAGGGCATGCCCCTTTTATGAACATAAAGCATGCATGGTTTTGCGGCAGGATGAACAACAAAAAACACCTCATAGTATTCTGCTCTATCGTTTGTCCCAAGATCCAAACATTCACCTACTCTTGGCTGATTATCCAGAAGTATTGTACCCCCAGTATGCGAATCTGAATTTTTTATTATAACTGTGTAATTTTTCATGGAGTAAAATATTTTAGACGTTAGCTATTTTAAGTAAGTAGTCAGCATGGCAAGAACAAGTTAAAGGACACCAGCAAGCCAGGTGCTTCCCACGAAGCAATGCTATGTTTTCACGCATCCAGATAGCCGCCGGCTCTTGTGAATAATATTGGTATGACATGAACAACTGTATTGACAACTCACGATTAATAGTATCGCCACCGGCAATATATTTTGAATGCAATTCGCCAAGCGCATGTTCTGGAGGAACCTCGCTGATTTTTATACCAATTTTGAATGGGTTACCCCACTTAGATCCTCTACCTACATATACTGTGTTGCCAGGCATTCTCCATCCCTTGGATCTTTTACGTTGAATTCGTTGTGGGATCATTTTAATTTAATCAAAGGATACATAAACTTGGTAAGTTCAGCCGGGCCACCTGCCATTTCCTCTTTTAGCATCTGGGTTAATTGATCCCAGTGCTTAACCAAGTTATCCCAGATTTCTGACTTACCCACCATCAAAGATAATTTATCACGCAGTTCAGGCACCATCTCAAGCAGACCGTGACAGCGTTTAAAGTCGCCGGAATCATAGGGATGGGCATAACTAAAATTAATAAGTGGATCACATAAAACATGATACATAAATTCTGACGATGACCCTCGTTCGCCATGGTTTAGCCAAAACAACTCTCGGTCTGTTTGGGACCTATATAATGGAATAGTAGGTTGCTCCCAAGTTTTAGGGCATGACTTATGAATTTTATTAAAGGCAGTGATCATTGCAGTCATAATACTAATTTCTATTGGCAGAGCTATCGCTTGCTCTCCGCCACAATGGGTACAAAACAGTTTTTGGTTACGGAAGATGGTATGTTCAGTTTTCTTTGCCATGGTGATTATATAAAATTATATCGTATTAAGCGTTCTCTTTTTTCTTGCCTTACGGCAGCACGGTAATCGTCAATACCTAAGCCCATAAATCTAAACCCCATTTCTGAAAACTTCTTAAAAGCACCCATTATACTATAGGGGTACTCAATTCCATTAATGAGTGGATGAGCCATGTCTGGATCATATGCCGGCAGTAGCAGAGTTTGCTTTTCCATCTTCAATTGGTTTTAAAAGTTCAACTTTAAGATCAGCATGTAGCTTAGTTAGCCATACATTGGCTGGGTGAGGATCAAGTACTATAAAAGACCACGGTTCAGTACAAAGGCCTTCAATTGCACCTTCTACCCTTCGGAGATCCAATCCTTTATCTACTTCATAAAATGGCAATGTTTCCTTTAGGGTGCCCATTTGGGCAACAAAGCTTTCCTGGGAATAACTATTATGCTGCACCAGGTTTAATTCATTGCGAAATACCTTTTGAAATGGCAGAAACTCGTGCCACTTTATATCACTATCCTCTTTCCACCATCGCCTAACGGCCTTCATAGTTTTCTTGATGTTGATATCCCCATTTCTATACGGCGACATATTTTTCATGAAGTAGTCGGCGCTGATGCTACATAAAAAACTATCCAGCGGTTGCCCCATTGCTCCCCAGTAATAAGCAAAATGATATTTAAGAACATAATTATCTACCAGTACTTTTCCTTTATTAACTCCCATATCCATAAGAATAACTCTGGTATCTCCTATACGGATTAACTCGGTTGTTTTATCTATCCTGGTTCTCATGGCTGCTTAAGGGTTAACCTATCTAAAGTAAGTGCCAAGTATAATTGCTGAAGCTGATGAATAAAATATATATCAATTCCTACCATATAAAGATAAAATTCTACATGTCCATCATTGAAAACCTCAAACCTCCCATCGAAAGCTTTATGTTCACATTCATACTCAATTATCCCTCTTTCACTATTCACATTACTGACTTTAAAACCCAATAGGGGCAGGTTTAATATAGTGATAGGAACTGGCCTAGTATTGGCCCACCTGACTTTAAATTTAGCCCCGTAGGTAACATTCCGCTGATTAAAAGTAATAACTTCAAAAGCGCAGCCAGGACTTGCCCATTCATCTGTTATATAATTACCTACCATGATCTCATCCTGGCGTAGGCAACGTAAGTCTTTATTTGCCATTGTGTGGAGACTGGTAAATGTTACCAACTATAGTGCACTCATCAAAATTAGGAATCCACCGAAACTTATCTCCTTTAGAAAGGCGTTTCAATATAAATCCTTGACTATCAAAAATGACTTGACATTTTTTTATAGATACTTTGCCTCCACTCATTTTTTCATAGTGAGGAGCATCAACTATAAAATTCTCATATATCTCAACACCGGCAGTATCTATCTCACCGATATATTGAATTTTATCAAACATTTGAATATCCAAAACCCTGGGATTAAATGGATCAAGACTATAGGCATCGGCGATTAGCTCCACAAAGCTCTTGTCAATAATATCCTCTAACGTATAAGCTGGGCCGATTGTAAATTCTTTGGATTTTTTGTCTGTAAATACAAACTTAAATTTTACTTCTCTTTTGGTAATTTGTTCCATGGTTATCTGGGTTTAATTATCAGCTTACATTCTTTGCCACATTCAGACTCAATTTTTGGAGTTGAATCGGTATGCTCACCAACTATTTTATCTTTGGCAAGATGCTTAGCCGCATCTCTGTCTTCAGCCTCTATCATAATAAATCCAAAATAATGCTTGCAGCTATAATCGCATGTGTATTGTTTCATGATCAGCCGGCTATGAGTTCAATGTCAGTTAAATCATAATACTTTTTTACAGCCATCCTTTCATTGATATCATTCGCCAATGTCAGAAAATCGGCCCCCTCCGCAAGGTCGGCAAGTTCACCGTCTTCATCCGCCACGTCCTCTTGTTCAGCAATCATCTCAACGATCATTTCCTTGATTTTTTCTGCGGATACAGTAAATGGATAACTCTCAAGGGTGAATAGGACAAGCGGCCCAGTAACTTGGTCTACTGCCTCAAAATGGTCTGTGGTTAATTTAGTAAGCTTAATCATTTTCTGCTCATCAAGCTTACGGTAACCGGCGTATTTATAGCCCTGCTCAATGGCTTGATCTTTGGTAATTTGTTGCATGGTGTATTTATTATATTAATTAATAATCATCGTCATTAAAATCGCTATATATTGGGAATCTGGCTTTAGCTTTGACAGTAGGTTCTGGTTTTTTATATGTAACTACTATCAAAAACATTATTACTATAGTGACGAAACCCAACACAACCCGCCAAGTATTAGCCCAGTTATTGCGATCTATTTTCTTAAAAGTGATTGACCTACCAACTTCAAAATTGTAGTAGGTATTTTCATCAACAATTTCCCGAACAACTCCAGATGGATAACGAACTATAAGAATGAACTGCTCAGTAAAGTCCGTATATGATTTAGATTGTTGACCCTGTATGCTTTTATATTTGTCAATAATAGTACCGGTCCATTTTTTATAAAAATTAGCCGGCATATCCCAGCTTGAGTAAACACAGTAGGTCAAAAGGCAAATAAAGATGGTAAAGAATAGTTTTCGCATGGTTATATAGTTTTTTATTCGTAAAATTTATCAATATCTCTGCCCAACTCGGACATGTTTATTTGAAATATAATTGGGTCTGCGATTAGACCATTGACATCAAGAATCATATCAAGCCCCAAGTCAACAAAGCTTTCAAAATCCTTACCGGCCATAAACCATTTTATCAAATCACAACAGAATATTTGAAAATCGCACATAATTGTTACTTGATTAGATACAATACCAATGATATAATCTGACTTCTTATAATCAATTAAAACCTCTTGGTTTGACATGTTAAAAAAAGTCCCCTCTGAAGATTTTTTCCTTAAAATATCAAGAATGGTATAGATATCTTTTTTGTTTTTTTCAGTCATATCAGAAAGGTGGATCATCATCGTTACCGTCTCTTAAATGAGATGGGCGAATAATAAAATTTGAATTTGGATTAGGCGTGAAACTGACTGGTTGATTAAATGTTTCAGCATCAAAATTTGTTTCCAAATCATAAAATTTCATTATAGATAAATTAGCCCTGAGCTTAACAGTATCGCATATACCGCTTCTATGTTTAGCAGTGATTATTTCAACCATCCCTTGTGTAGGCATACCATCCTCATCTTCGGTTAAGCCATAGTATTCCGGCCTGTAAAGGAACATGACAACATCTGCATCTTGTTCTATCGCGCCAGACTCACGCAGGTCAGAAAGCATTGGGCGCTTAGACCCACCTGGACGACTCTCAACAGCCCGGCTAAGTTGAGACAGTGCTATTACTGGAATATCAAGAGTTTTGGCCAGTGATTTAAGACCAGCAGATATGGATGCAATTTCCTGCTCGCGCATTCCTTGCTTATTACTTACACCTTTCATTAATTGTAGGTAATCTACAATGATCATATCCAACCCAAATTGTAACTTATGCCTCTTCGCCTTTGCACTCAATTCAAGTATTGATATAGCCGGTGTATCATCAATAAATAACCGACCAGTAATTCCAAGATTAGCACCTTTTCGATCTAAAATTTCTATTTCGGTATCATCCAAATTGCCTTTTCTAATTTTTTCCAGAGGAATTTCTGTATCAGCAGATATTAATCGTTGCGTTATTTGAACGGTTGACATTTCTAAGCTAAACACGAGGACTTTTTTATCAAAATCGATAGCAGCATTTCTACCGCAACATAATGCAAATGCACTTTTACCCATCGATGGACGTGCCGCAACTATCACTAAATCAGGACTTTGAAACCCATTTGTCAATGCATCCAAGGCAATGTATCCAGATGCTACACCAAGTAATCCTTCTGGAGCCGGCAAGTATAATTTTTGTATTATTTCGGTAGTAACATCTCCAACATCCTTAATTGCTGCACCATGTATTCCTGACATTAAGGTTGCGAATTCAGAGCTATTTTTATCTACCGTTTGGAATACGTCTGACGTATCTTCATATGCCGCGTTAATTGTTTCCGTAGATATTCTAATTGCTTCCCGCTGAATATATTTTTCATAAACAATATGAACATGTTCAACAATGTTAGCTGCATTAGAAACTCTACTCGTTAGTTCTGTGATATAGTAAGCTCCACCGATCATCTCCAACTCTCCAGATTTTCTTAACTCAGCTGTTACCGTTAAAATATCAACCGGTTTGTTTTTTTCAAAAAGATGAACTATAGCCCGGCAAATCTTCTGATTATTATCGCGGTAAAATATGTCTGGATTTAATTTCTCCATAACAAAAAGTATAGCATCTTTTTGTAGCATTAAAGCGCCTAAGATAGCCTCTTCAATATCAGTTGCCTGTGGTGGAAGCTTTCCAAGTCCTGAATACGTAGGGATTGCTGAAACCCTACCTCTCCGCTCTGATGGCTTATAGTTTTTATTTTCGTTTTCGAAACTCATAAAATATTTTACTTAGGAAGATTTGAGTGATCTATTTTAAATCCTGTTCGGGTTTGGGGAACTGAAGAACCATTCCCATTTCTATATCCAGAGGTAAGTTTGTCTGACCTAACTATTTTTATATAAGCTTTAAGCTTAATAAATATCCTAAAATCCAGCTTAACTCCATTGCCAGAAAGTTTTTCCAGAGCTTCTAAGACTTCCGGTTTCTTAGGTATAATACTATCAATCGGTTCAGAAAATAATTTACAGAACTGCTCGTAGTTAATTTGATAGCTAGAGTTTCTTAGATTAACAAAATCATTATCGATTTCCTCATTGAATACTCTAAAAGATTCAAACCACTTTTTGGATACATTGTCTTTGAAGGTGTCATTTTGAGTATCATAATTTAACTTGCAAAAATCACGAACTTCTGCCGTAGATACCATTCCGTATTTTGGTGAATCAACCTCAACGACTGATATCTCTGGTGGTTCATTGACAAATACCTGGGGGATTGGCGTAGGTTTTTTTGACTCTATAACAGCAGGTTCCTGTTTTTTTTCTGTCGGCTGCACCAACTGCTTTTCTGATAAGGAAGTTTTTTTGGCAGATCCAGGCACATCTACAGGATGGATTTCTTTTATAAGATTTCCTGTTTTATTATAAACAAAAAGATGATAGGAGCTAATATCAACACTTTTGATCATATATTCCTCAACTATTGTTACTCGTTTCCATCGGCTTGTAATCTGTAAATATCGCCGCTGTATTCCCTTAGAGGTAATAATATTGTGCGTTTCAAACATTTTCTTGTCGAATATTTTATAGTCGATACAAACTTTTAGCATCTCATAAAATTTCTCAACTGAAATAAAAGCTCTTTTTTTACAGTATAGCGCTACCTCATCATCTTCTAGTTCCCAAAAAAGACTATTTGAATATATCTTACCCCAAAGCTTATAAACGAAAATTAAGCCAGAGTCCCCATACTTGCTTTCAAGTTTATCAAACTTGGGGGTATCGTATATATCAGTGTCCAACTGCATATACTTTAGTCCTTGATTAAACGGCCTTGCCATTGATACTACATTCTATAATGAACAACATTAAATTTGCAGCAAACTCTTTAACTGTTTCTAAATCCAAGTCATTGATAAAATCAGGATCCAGTCCATTGCTCGTTATTACACGAAGCGTTTCGGCATATCCAGGTTCTTGACAGAGGTTTTTAAATTCTATACTTGATTGTTGCCTAACAATATCAAAATGTAAATATCTATTATCCAGGATCATTTTTCGTATGGGCACATACTCAGTTAACAGTATACTAATTGTTTGGCTCATGCTTCGCCTTTCTTTTTTACAGAAACCCAATAAATCTTCCTCGATATTTAAGGGCACGCGGGTCCCTAATTGCCCGGAATTTTTTTTTTCAACAGATGATTCGATGTCACTCATAAAAATTTAAAAAATTGGTACTTTAACTACAGAGAACAAACATAACAAAGATTTTCAACAAACAAAATAAATTATTGAAAAATAATTAATGTAACATTAACTGCCATTAATGTTACATTAATTTTAATGCAGCATTAACCACTATTAATGTAACATTAAATATAATTAATGTAACATTAACTACCATTAATGTAACATTAACCACTTTTTATGGGTTAATGTTACATTAACTACCATTAATGTAACATTAATTATACCCACAAAAAAACTAAAATCAGTAAAAATCAAAATGTAACATTAACTGCCATTAATGTTACATTAACCATGGTTAATGCAGACATTAACTACCATTAATGTAACATTAACCACTTTTTAGGAGTTAATGTTACATTAACTACCATTAATGTGCGCAGTAGGATAGGATATGATAGGATAGTTATTCTCTATATAGATTATTTTAATAAGTATTTAGGGAGAGAGAATTTTTAAAAGAAAAAAGTTTGAAAAAAAAATTGCAAAATTGCTTGATTGGAT